GTTCGAACCGTCGACCTCAACCTTGGCAAGGTTGCGCTCTACCAACTGAGCTATTCCCGCGTATCTGTAAAGCTGTGCGCTTCACAGAGCAGACTTGAATTCTAGCGCAGATTTTTGCCGCTTCGGAAGAAGCCCGCAAAAAATCTGCGCCAAGGCAGATCGCAGCCTGCCTTGCACCTTGCGGCGGCAGGCTGTTTCACCGTCGACGCCTACTTGCCGTCGATGCGATCCTGCATGCGCTTGGCCCGCTGTTCGGACGGCGGGTGGGAGCTCAGGATGGAGCTGCCACCGCTGCCACCGCTGCCACCGCTGCCAGCGCTGAGCATGGCCAGCTTCTGGAACGATGTGACCAGCCCCTGGCGGCTCATCTTCTTTTCCGTGAGCAGATCGAAGGAGTAGTCATCAGCCGCCGATTCCTGCGACTGCGAGAACTGGGCATTGATGAACTTCTCACCCAGATCACCCGCCTGCGAACGCGACAGCGAGGCCAGCGCCGAATTGCCGCTATTGGCCGCAATAGAGCGTGCAGCCGAAGCCGCATAGGCCGTCTGCATGCGCTTCTTGCTGTGACCCAGTGCCACGTGCCCGATTTCATGGCCAATCACGCCACGCAGCTCGTCATCGTTCATCAGATCCATCAGGCCGCTGTAGACACGGATACAGCCATTGGCCATGGCCCAGGCATTCACGTCCTGCGTCATATAGACCTTGTAGACAGCCTTCTTCCCATTGACAGCCTGCGGCATGCCGGCAATCACCTTGTTCAACCGCAGCGTGTACTTGCTCTTTGCATCTGCCACCTTGTTCTGGGCATCCATGGTTGCACAGGAATCATTGGACAGCGTAACCACGTCGTCATCCGTGAGCGTCATGGCCTTCATGGCCGTGGAGCCCGAATCCAGCAACCCGCCCACATCGGCAGACTCCATGGTTTTACAACCCGCCAGCACCACGCCGCTGGCAACAATCGCCGTCAATAACTTGATCTTCATAATCCCTCCCGATAAATGAAGCGCGCATCATATCCACGACGCGCCAATTCAATCTACCGGCAATGGCAACCCATTTGCAATTTCTTGCAATTTCTCAATGGATAAGCAATGTCAAATTTCAATGACGACTGCTCATTACAACAAATGGAAACAATTAAATTCACCAAATCAGCAATGAATGACCAAAACAGGCATGCAGCCATGCTGTCGATGCACAGAGCGTGAAGCACTGCCACGGCGCTGAATCGGAAGAGAAGAAGATGCGCCAGCCAAGTCGAGGCCGCTGCGGAGACATGGCACCAAGGACCAACAACGATCCGTGATGCAGAAAAAGAAAAAGGCCCCGAGGGGCCTTTTGAACACTGTGTCTGCAATGAATTTTTGGAGGCGCGAACCAGAGTCGAACTGGTCTAACGGGATTTGCAATCCATTCTCATCGTTTTATATCAATAACTTACAAGAGGACCGCACAAAATCGAGAAAGAACCGCGTCTAGTTATTGTTTAAGTAAAGCTAGTTGGTCTGAGGGCAGCAGATTCTCATCCTCGGGCTTTTCCGCTCCGCTCCGAAGCACGCCGAGCGGCGGCAGCCTGATCAGCGCATCAGCCTGGGCGGCCGTTCCGTGCAGCCAGGCATCCCAGTCCTGCTGCTCAAGCATCACGACGCCGCGCTTTTCCTTGCCGGGCCGGTGCATCAGCGCGAGCACTGGGTGGCCGTCTGCAGGCTGCGTGATCATGGTGTAGTTCGGGACAAGCTCCCCGGTCTCCGGGTCCGTCCATTCGCTATAGAGCCCGGCCAGGGCCGCCGGCTGCCCGTCCGCGCGCTGGAACGACCACCACACATTGCGCGACCCGAGGCCCCAATACGGCTCGATCCACGACTCGGCGGGGATCAGACAGCGCTGGCCGGCTCGCCATGCAGGCGCGAACGTCCAAGACTTCGCGATGGTCTCGCGCCGGGCATTGTTCGTTGACATGGGCGTCCCGTCGCGGGTAGTCGGCCGGCGCGTGGGAGAGCTGCGCGGGATCATCCCCCACTGCCCCACCTCAATCTCGCCACCGGGCTTGATGTACGGCCCCAACGCCAGCGGCGTAACGTGTGGCTTCCACCACCTGTTCGGCGCCTGTCGGCCGATCCGAAAAACGCGCTCGATCTCGGTCTCGCGTGGGGTGTTGTATCGGTTGCAGATGATGACCTCCTGATGACCATCCGGGATTGTCAGGAGTACATGCTAACTTTCGAGCATCACAAAAACACTGTATATTAAAACAGTGTTCTGCGAAATCATCGAACTCCGTCGCGCTGGCCTCAGGCTCGCGCCCAAAGACTGGCCAGAGCCCGTCAGGGGAGATTTGCGCTTGGCCCACGACGATGGGAAGACAAACAACAGCCGGCGCAACATGCGCGTCGCGTCCCTTTGGGTCGAGTGGAGCGGCCACGACATTCCTGGCCCCCGCATGTTCGAGCCCGTCCTACTAGACGTTCTTGGCGATGCAATGCTCTGGCGCGGCCACGTCTGCGCCCGAATCGAGGAGGGGATTGCTGAATATGAGCAGATGTGGCTCATTCGCCCCATCCGGTCTATGGAAGCGCCGCCGCTTCCAAAATTTGATGCTGCTCGGTTTTCGCCGAAGCTACCCGCGACTCTCCCGCCTCGCTCCGAGACGCCCAGCGTCGCAGAGCGGTGGTACGCCGAACAGGGCCGCGAGATGCCCATGACACGCTGAGGAGTTGCCCATGCACCCGCCGCTGATCTATCCAACTATCTTGCGTATGCACCCCTGGTTCGGCCAGCCGGAAGAGGAATTGCTGCCTGGCAGGCCAGAGGACTACCGCATCGAGCAGGAGGACAGGGACTGGTTCGTTGTGCGCGGCCCAGGGGGGCGGGTCGTGCACAGCGGCCTCGGCCCCGTGCAGATATTGCCTGCTCGCCATGCCTGACCGGTTCGATTGGGGAGGAGTCCCCACGGCGCATGGTTGGTACGCCGTCGTGCTGCAACCGGGTCCCCTGCCTTACCCTGGCGCACGCTTTTGGAGGGGGAGCGCATGGGACAGCCCGCGCGGCATCGTCGCTCACCATGGGCCGCATGCGGACGCAGAGGAGGCTTTAGATTGGGCTGAGGAACGCTGCCCCGAAGAATGAAAAAGCCCCGCACTGCGGGGCTTACTACCTACACGGTAGCGAACAGCCAGGCAGCTTGCGTGGCCCATTACCTCGATTTCTAAGCTGCCTGTTCGGCAGCGATCCCGCACTGGGCTTCAAGTCCCGCTAGGCGATTCTCTTAGCTGCCTATGCAGCAGCAAACGAACTGCAGTACGTGCCGTCTTTTAAGTTCATTTTCTGAGCTGCCTATGCGGCAGGGCCTCAAACACTAACACACTGTCCAGCTTCCACCAGCGGCTCTAGCCCCGCATCGATGGCCACACACGCCAGCGCCAGGATCCTCGGCAATGGTCCCTCTTTGCCCAGGTAGTTCGCATAGGTCGCACGGCTGACGCCAAGGGCCAAAGCCGCCGTGACATAGGTGAAGCCGTGGCGTAGCTGCCAGGCCCGGAGATCATTTGCGGTCACGCTGGTCACTCGTTGGGTTGGCGCGCTCCACCCGCTCAACAATCCAATCGGTCAGCTTCTTCCCCTCGGCCCTGGACTGCTGCACCCAGCGCGCCTTACGCTCCTGAGTGACCCGCAGTGGCAGTGGCACGAGGCCCGAATTCTCGGGCGCCTCTCGATCGGATTGGTTGCTGCTCATGGCGCGAGTTTATCGCCAGACGATGGGAGCAGAACGTACTTCCAAAGGTGTCGTGTCAGCCCTCTGTCGTCCTCATACACCTCCGTCATGCTGGCTTTCGCGTGCCCGAGCAACGTTTGAGTATCAACGCCTTGGTGCCGGTACAGACGCGCCGACAGCGAGCGGATCTCATGAAAGGTTGGCGGCGTGCCCTCACCCGTATACGGAGCTGCAGCTTGTTGCGCAAGCCAGAAGCGATGCGAGACAGTCTGCGGATGGAGCCGACGATGCGGCCGAGCCCCGGTGCGCAGCAACCACTCGCCATCAAGCGGCTTGTATTCGAGGCAGTCCCGGACTACTTCAGCAACAGTGATATTCAGGGCATCCAGGCGCAGGGCCAGCGGGATGGCCACGCGAGCGCCCGTCTTTTGCTGCTCAACAAAGAGATGCCCGTCTCTGACGTCGCCTCGCCCGAGTCTCACCAAGTCCGCACGCCGTTGCCCGGTCACTAAAGCCAGCCGCAGGGCGATGGCGAACCACGCAGGCATGCGCTCGCGACTGTAGTCATGGATCGCCGTGAACTGTTCCAGCGTCAACCGAGATCGCCGCACAGGCGCCGGCAGGCGCTTGACATGCAGAGCTGGGTTAGCGTCAACCCATCCCTCCATGAGCGCGACATTGAACATCGCGCGCAGCTCCTGCAGCGCATGACGGGAAGTGACATGCAGGCCGAGATCGTGAATGCTCTTGACGAGCCGCCCTATTTCCCAGGGCCGAATGCTGCGCAGCTCCCGCCCCTGAAACGCCGGCCGCAGGTGTTGCAACACGCCCCGCTTGTTCTGGAGCGTCAGCGGATTGAGGGCCATGTTGTTCAGCGCAGCGAAGTAGCAAGCCTCCATATCCTCGAACGTTTGAACAGGCGAAATGCCCTTCAACTCGGGAGCGCGGACACGCCGCAACGTGGATAAAACGCGGTCAAAAATTGTCATCGTGTTCGTTCCTTGAGATGCCCCCACGAGCCATTCGGCCGAGGGGGCGAACACAATTACTCCGCGTCTGCCGGCAGGTCGATGCTGATACCCAAACGCACGGCGTGGGCCAGCCGCACCAGTCCCGCGATTTCACCGCTACCAGCAAGCAGCTCGACAGGCAAACCATTGGCTTTCGCAACGGCCTTGCGCTCGCTCAACGCTGCGACGGTGCGCAATTGCCCGGTGCGAGGATCAATGAATTTCATCTTGTAGTCCCAGCCACGCGCCTTGCGGTGATGAACCTCTTCACCAATCAGCAGGAAGTCGCCTGCGAACAGTTCCTCGTCACCCTGCTTGAGGTATGCGCCAGGCACATCGTTGGCGCCAAGCACCTTGTTCGGCACCGGGAGAACAACGCCGCCGCGGACAACCTTTGCCCAAAAACGGCAACGATAGTCAACGGGCTTTACGGAGACGGAGACGGAGACGGATTGAATCGACATGATGTGATCCTTCATGAAGGAAGCCCGGAACCGCCGGGGCGGATGCAGCGCTGTGCTGCCATGGGTGGAAATATAGTCTAATTTTTAGACTATCGCAAGGCTTTTGAATTTGTTTTGATGGCGCCCCACCCTATCGTCAATGGCTCCTTATCACTGCCTGTAGCTTGGCCTGAGCTGACCGCCCAACCCACCTGCATGGGCCGTTGCCAGCTGCTGCCTCCTGATCCCAGCGCGCCACGATCTGGGCCTCTGTCCAGCCCTTGGCTGCGAGGTAAGCGTGGTCTTCGGCGTCGTATTGACGGTGCGTCTTGATCTGATTCGTGGCGGTCATGGCGTGCTCCTATTGCGTTGAATCGATTAACGCTCTGTCACCGGCACCAGCCAAGCACTGGCCCGTGTCCGACTGCGCAGTCGGACACGGGCCAGCGCTTGACTCGGCCGCGAAACTCAGAACAAACCTACGGGCTCGGCTGCGCGATCCCAGCTGCTGTAGACCAGTTCAGTGCGCTGCACGCCACTGCCGCCGCCGGCCACGATGTAGGTGATCGGCACGACCTCAACATGCAGGCCAGCGAAGCATTCACGGATGGCCGGATGGTCGTTGATGCTCAGCACGGCCTTGCCCTGCAAGTTGCGCATACGCTCGGCCATGGCCTCGTACTCGGCCCACTCGAAAGGCACGCCATATCCTTCCGTCTCCCAATACGGGGGGTCGAGATAAAACAGAGTGTGCGGCCGGTCGTATCGCTTCATGCAGTCGCGCCAGTCCAATCGCTCGATGTATGCGCCATGCAGTCGCATATGGGCGGCGCTCAGGTCTTCCTCCAGGCGCAGGAGGTTGACGGTGGGTGCAGGCGCAGTCGTGGCCGTGCCCCAAGTTTGGCCGGAGACCTTGCCGCCGAAGGCCTGGTGCTGGAGGTAGTAGAAACGCGCCGCGCGCTCGATGTCGGTCAGGGTTTCCGGCCGCGTGATCTGCAGCCATTTGAATACCTCGCGCGAGGACAGTGCCCACTTGAATTGGCGCACGAACTCCTCGAGGTGCCGCTGGACGATCCGGTACAGATTGACCAGCTCGCCGTTGATATCGTTGATGACTTCCACCTCTGCCGGCGGGCGCATGAAATAGAGCGCCGCACCGCCTGCAAAGACTTCGACATAGCACTTGTGCGGGGGGAAACGGGGAACGATGACATCGGCAAGACGGCGCTTGCCGCCAAGCCAGGGGACGATAGGGTTCGCCATGATGGGCTCCAGAGTTTGATATATTGCCCCCGCCTGTACAGGTGGACGGGGCCTCGGCTGGGCTCACAGGCGCGTTCTGTGGGTTCGGCGGCTTGGTTGGTGTTACAGCACCGACCCGGTCGCCTCGTTCTTTTTTTCAGGGGGCCAGCAGGCCCCGGTCGACGTCGATCTGGGTGCGCAGCAGCACTACTTCATCGTCTCGACGTGCAAGATCCGCTCGGAGTCCTGCAACCACTGCTGCCCCGCTTGCAACGTGCTGAGCGAGGGCGCCGTATCGATCTGCAAGATCGCGGCCGGCAGCGGCGTTGGCCTGGGCTTGCGCCCGGGCAGTGGCTGCGCTGCGTTCGGCGGCGAGGCGCAGCCGCTCAACACGGTCGAGATCAGCGCGCACAACAGCGTCGCGCGCAGGGCGGGCCTGGGTGAATGCATCGGATGCCTCCTGGGTTCGTGTTGCGTGGGTGGATTCGGATGTGGCGAGCTTTCGCTCCAAGGTCAGACTCGCGACGGCCTGGCCGGCCACTTGCTGCGCCTGGGCCGCGATCAGGTGCTGGCGAGCGAGCTGCTCGGTGTGGAGGCGCCAGGTCTGCAGGGCCAGCAGCACGGCAAGCACCAGGGCGCCGGCCTGCCAGGCCTTGGACTTGATGGCTTCGAGCATGGCTACACCCCCAGCCACGGCAAGTACTTCAGACGCCTGGACTGCAGCGGCACGGTGTTGCGCACGTGCTCGCGGTTGATGTCGTAGGCGCTTTGACCGTAGCCCTGCCACTTCTCGCGGCTCTTGACGCTGTGCAGCTCGACGTGGCCGAACCACTGGTCGGCGTCGCAGCCTGCCCGCAACGTGCACAGCTGGCGGTCCTGCTGGAGGTGGCTCCAGCCGCCGTTGTAGGCTGCGTCGCAGAAGGCCACGCGCACCAGTGCATCGAGATCTGGCGACAGCGCCTGCAGGCGTGCATCGCAGCCGCGCAGCTTGATGATGGCCGCGCGCACGCTCAGCTCGGGCCGCTCGTAGACGGATTGCCAGTCCAGATCCTCAAGCGCGGACGGCGCCATGCGCCGCACTTCGTCCAGGCTGTCGAAGCGCAGGGCGCCGGTCTTTGTCCAGGCCCGCGTAAGCTGGGCCAGGCCGGCGCCCTCTTCCCGTGAGGTCTTCAGGCGCGCGGTCGAGGACCAGCACATGGAGTGCGATAGCGATCGGCAGGACTCCTGCTCGAACAGCGCACCCAGGTAGCTGCGGCGGGGGATCTTGGGCCAATGGGCGTTGATCTCGTCGACCACCATCGGCGCCATGGCCTCGGCGCGGGCCAGGCCGGCGGGCTGGCGCGCCGGCACCTCGCCCGCCTGGGCAAACTGCGTCATCGATGCCCAGACGATGGCCACGACCATGGCGCCACGCAGCACACACAGCGCCAGGAAGGCCAGGCCGGCGCCGATGGGGTGCTCGAGGGCCTTGATCCATGCATCGCGGCCGTGGGCATAGTCGGCCATGGCCTTGGACGCACTCAGCGCCACGGCCACGGCCACAGCGGTCCACGACAGCCACAGCAGACGCACCACGGGCTCGCGCCAGCCGTTGGGGCCGAGGGAGTTGATGACGATCACAGCCAGGGGAAGGGCCAGCACGGCCCACCACCGCCAACGCTTGAGGGGATTCACAGGGGACTCCATTTCTTCATGGACACAAAAAAGCCCGCCGGTGTTGCCACCCGGCGGGCGCTGAAAAGCGGGTGCGGATCTAGACGTCGATACGGGTGTAGACGAGGTCCGGGGCCGGCCCGGTAACTGCACCGTCTCGCACGAATACGGGCGTGCCGGCCTCGATCGCCAGAGGGTTGTTGACGATGGATGTGCCACCGCCGGGAAACTCCACGCGGGCCGTGGCACCGATGCGTGCCACCAGGGTGGCATAGAGGACTGGTGGCTCGGTTTGCAGCCGCTGCAGGCGGCGGAAGAGATTGATGATCATGCGATGGACCTTTCGACATCGAGGGCCTGACGGATGGACGGCGCGTCGACCGAAACAGTGATGCCTCGCACCAGCCCCCGCCACGTCTCCTCAGGCTCCTGCACCTCGATCAGGTAGCCAGGCAGGATCAGCCCAGGCCGGGTGCCGCCTGTGAGCAGAGGCACCGTGATGGGCTGCTGGTGCGTGATCGCCGACGCGGCCAGCACGGATTGCCCTCGCATCCGGGCCGCGACTACCTCAGTGATCAGCGCATCCGTGATCTGTGGGGCGAGCCGGTCGCCCGCAGAGCCTGCACGCGTGACATGGCCCAATGGGCGCCCCGGCGCCGTGCCTGCGATGTAGACGGCATTGAAGTGGGCCGCCTGGGCCGGCTGCAGGCTGTCGGCGGTGATGATCTGCCCAGGCATGACAACGTCTGCAGGCGCGCCGGCCCAGGCCCACGGAAGATGGGGAAAACGGGGTGCGATCTGCAGCCGGGGCTCCGACCTGTGGCTGCGCACCACGGCGCCGGCAGCCTCTGCGATCCGCTGGGCCACCGACAACGGCGTGCCGCTGTGGCTCCACACGTTCTCTGGCACCAGCCAGTCGTCGATCTGCCAATCCAGGCCGATGCCCGTGAGGTCGAGCGCATCGAGCACCAGCTGCTGGGCAGTGCGCGGCACGGCGCTGGTCCAGTCCGTATCCGCAAACGCAGGCGCGGACAGCAGCGAGGTGATGCTGCGGCCGGTGAGCTGAACAGCATGCTCGCCAAACTTGCGCGTGCGCGATGGTGGGTCGACCAGAAACACCCACTGTATGCCATCGATGGTGACGCGGATCTGCTGCGGCACGCCCTGCCGTGGCGCCAGTTGGTCCAGCAGCGAAAGCTTGCCCGAGGCCGTCATGGTCCAGCCGTACTCGTCGTCGTTCGTGGTGATGCTGATGGTTTGCAGCGGCACGCGCTCCAAGTTGGGCAGCAGCACCGCATCAATGGTGTGGACAGTCATGTAGACCCTCAATAGCGGAATGACATAGCGCGGCGGCTCGGGGTTGACGCCGCCCTTGCAGCAGAAAAAGACCAGCTCGGTGCTGGCGGTCGAGGCCTGCGAGAACACCAACTCCACGGCGCCCCCAGGCGGCGGCACATAGCACGGCGGTGGTTTGGGGGGATCGACCGGCCGGCCCGGGGTGATGCCCGGCGGCGGCACCATGGCGTCCTGATACCGCGCACCGCCCATGACCACGGCCAGCTGCAGGGCGTCGCCCATGCTGCTGGTGTGCCAGGCACACCGCTGCAGACCGTCGACGAAGGCCTGCACGGTGGCGCGGCGCACGCGGATGGCTTCTTGGAATCGCTGCAGCACAGCCGCCTGGGAGGCCAGGGCGTTGTCCATGCCCTGGCGCGTGACCAGGTGGACGCGGATGGCTTCCTGCCAGGCCTGGGCGGTTATGCCAGCCACGGCCAGGGCGTTGCCTATGCCCTGGCGCGTGTCCAGGCGCAGGCGCTGTGAGTCCTGCCAGCGGTGCACGGTGGCCGCGCCGGCAGCCATGGCCTGCCCGCCACCGATGCGCGTGGTGCTGCTGGCCACGGCCGACTGCTGGTAGACCGACACGAGGGCGCCACGCGCAGCTGCGGCCTCTTGGAAGGCAGACAACGTGCCGCCCACGGCCGGCCGGTCGGTGCGCGTCTGGTAGACAGCGCCGAGGGCGACCCGCGCGCCAGGCAGCCGGATGGCAGTGGCAGCTGTCTTGCGCCGCAGGGCACGGATGCCCACGCGGGCGCCTGGCAGGCGGATGGCCGCCCGCGCGACCGCGTCCTGCCCCGAGCCCGAATCGTCCTCATTGCCGAACACCAGCTCGTTGGGCGAACCACCGGCCAGCGGGCGACGGAAGATCAGCTCGATGATCGCCATGGGCTACTCGATGTAGCTGGTCGGGGCCAGCGTGAGGTAGCCGCCCGCGTACAGCTGGGTGCTGTCCGGGATCTGGATCTGGCCGTCACCGCCCTCAGCCGACACATCCACGTCCATCACCAGCGCGCCCGCCGCCGACACGATGCGGCCCCAGGTCGCAATGCCGGACTCGAGGATCATGGCGCCTGCTGCATCGCGGGCCAGCAGCCGCAGCCGGCCGCCCACGATCTCGCCGCAGGGCCTGGCCAGCGGCAGCTCCACCAGCATGGGCAGGGCCGAGGCCTCTCCGAAGGCGGGCCGCTCGGCGTCTGCGAAGAACCGAACGCAGGCCGTGCCCGAGCCCACGTCCAGCAGCAGGTCGCGCAGCCCCTGCAGGCGGGCCTCGTTCGCAGGCATGGTGATTTCAACGCCGCGCAGGGTCATGGCATGGCCTCCGGTGTGACGCGGTCGGCCACCACGGCGCGGAAGTCTCCCTCGTGGTCGTAACTCAGGACCGTGTATGCGGTGGTGCTGTCGATGCGCGGGAAGTCATACTCGCCCTGGGTGTTGCTCCAGGCCTCGCGGATCAGCATGCCGTCGCGATCACGGTACAGACGCACGCGGCGCGAGACAGGCACCTTGGGGCTGTTCTTGTCCTCTTGCTCAACGGTGCGGCCGCGCACGCGCCCCAGGCCGTTGCCGCCCAGGACATAGTCCAGTTGCCCGGCCGTTCGGACCCGCAGCGGCCTGGCGATGTTGGCATAGATGTCCCGGCCACCAACGCCGACCGCGGCGGTCAGTCCCAACACGCTGACGGGGTACGTGACTTGCGCCATGGCCATCACCGCCACGGGCCTGTGATGTCGACGAACCCGTAGCCAGCGGGCACCGTCGCGGACGACGACTGCGGCAATGCCAACAAGCGCCTGCCTGTACCCTCTTCAAGCAAATAGGAGTCGCGCTCGAAGTAAGGAGCGGTATTTGCTTGAGGCACATATCGGAAGCCGGGTATCAACGCACGAGGAACATCCGACGAGATCGGCTTGTTGTCCACGTACATGCGTGTGAGCTTGAGTTCGCCGTCTACGTCACTGGGAAAATTTCCCAAAAACGAATCGCTCCCTGAAGTTCCCGAACCTATGAAACTGGCATAGCGCGGATTAACCGCACCGCCCAGGGCCGTCAATGCCCTCGGCAAATACAACCTGGTCGCATTGGTGGTTTGCTCAAGCCCACCGAGGTTTGGAGTTCCGTAGCCATCGGAGAGAATCGGTGCCCCCATCAACATAGTGGCGAATGCGTCGCCCGCCCGGCGTAGCGCCAGCAAATCGCCAAAGGCGCGACTGCCGCCTGCGGTGTTTGTCGCCCCAGTCGCCGAGCCCGGGGCAACGTTCTCGAGGAAAAAGCGCGTGTCACCGACCAGGCACCACCGCACCGCCGCCGCGCTTGCAACTGTGCTTTTGCCCCAATACAGACCCACAGCCTGCTGGGCGGCAGTAGGAAACGGCCCTTGCCCCACATCGATGGCCGACATGCTCTCGTAGCCGCGCATGGCGGTCGTGCGAGTGTCTCGGTCATCCACATAGAGGTACATGCCGTAGCTTTGCGGATCAGTGGACCGATACACAGCCTGGTTGGTCCCAGAGAACGGCTTGGCCCAGCCCAGCGGCGCGTACTTGAAAGTGATGCCCGCGCCGGTGTCCACGCTGTCAGGCGCAGCAGTGCGAAACCGGAAAAGGCCACTGGCAGACTCGGACACCCGCTGCTCGCCGTTGAGCAGGGCCTGCGCGGCGCCATCAATCAGCAGCACGCTGTCGGGTGGAGGCGGGAGAGACGCGCCCGCTGTGAATTCCACTGTGGCCACGCCGGCCACCACGGTGATGCGCGTGGCTGCGCGCAGGCCGAAGCCCGTGACCAGGCAGGCGTCGAGCACGGCGAGCTTGCTGCCGACCTGGCCGGCCTGCACGGGCGCCCCATACATGGTTGAGAGAAAGTGCTTGACGCTGGTATCGACAAGGGATGCCATGGGTGATCTCCAAAAAATCAGGGTCGGTCGACGCTGCCGCGCACAAGGTGCTCGAACTGGTAGTCGTCGGCCACGGCCTCGCTGGGCTGCACGGTGCGGATCAGGGCATGGGGGGCGATGCCGCCCTCGGTGTTGATGCGCAGCACGTTGCCCGCGCTCCACCCCTGGCCCCAGCCGAGGGCGCGGATGGTGATGTAGGGCACGCCGCTGATCGGGTTGATGGGCGCGAAATCGACGTTGGTGGAACCAGTGCCCAGATTGCCCACGTGCTCGCCGATGAATTCAAAGGTCGTGGCGCTCAAGAAACGGCACATCCAGCGCTCGGGCAGCGCGCCGGCATTTGTGACGACCAGGGGCGCGATGGTGTCGTTGTAGCTGGCCAAGGCCTCGGGGCCGTCGACCGTGTCCTGCCACCTGCTCTGCCAAGTGGCCTGGTCAAACATCAGGCTGACGCGGGCGCGCAGCGTTCCTGCCATCAGCGCACTGGAGACCACGCTGCCCACGGGAAACTCGTGGCTCAGCTGCTTGGTGATCGCCAGCATGCCGTTGATCTGCACATCGCTGACGCGCGCCATCTCCTCGATGCGGTGCTGGAAGGTCACGGGCTGGGCCCAGCCCGAGATGTCGCTGACCGTGATCTTGCCGGCCTCCAGATCCACGCTCCAGCCATGCTGGATGCGCTGGCCATCGGCGCCGATGACATAGGCCCGTGACAGCCGCACGCGGCCACAATTGATGACCTGGCCGTTGGTTACGGTGACGGGGCCGACCGTCCCGGTGTGGCCGATCACGATGTAGCTGCCCACGCGGTAGATGGGCACGCGACCATCGGGCGGCAGCCGCACGGGGTCCAGGCCGATCACGTCCGCGTCCAGCGGCAAATAGAAGTAGCTGACGCTGTTGTAGCGCAGCGTGGTCGGGTCCACGGGCCAGGGGCGCCAGATGCGGTTCGGCTGCACGGCACCGATATCATCGGCCGAGTACCACCATTCGGTCTTCTGGGCAGGGGTCAGCGAGGTGTCCAACACATAGTCGCCAAACTGCAGCTCGACCACGCCGCTCTGGTAGTCGATCTTGCCGCGCAGGTGCGTGCCCGAGATAACGCCGTCGATGCCAGCCGAAGCCGTGATCTGCTCGCCAGTGGCATCGGAGAGGTTCATCACGAAGCCGCTGGGCTTGATGGGCGCGGCGGCCGTGCGCATGAAGATGCTGGCCGTGGTCCAGTTCTGGCGCACGGTCCACAGGCTCTCGACCACCAGGTCGGTGGCCGGGCCATCGACCACATAGTCGAAGATCCGCGCCACACCGCTAGAGTAGTCCAGCGCGCCGGCCACGAAGCCCAGCGCCGTGGACGTGCGGTCGCGCACAAGCACGCCGTCGTAGTCCTCGTAGACATGACCCATCCACCGAAACCGCACGCTGCCCGGCACGATGTAGTCGGTGGTGTAGGGACACAGGTCCAGCACCACCGGCTCGGGCGTGAAATTCATTGTGTGGTGCTGGGCACTGGCGAAGTCCTCGGCATAGGTCACCGTTACGGTGCTCGCCGCCAGCAGTTCTTCGCTGACCGAGGTATCGCTGCGATCACCGCCCTTGGAGACCGTCGAAAAGCTCGGGTCACTACCGCCGCCGCCCATCGTGGTCTCTTCAAAACTCTGGGCGTTTTCGTAGTCGCTGTTGTAGCCCTCGGTCTTGCTGTCCAGTTGGACGAACTTGATGTTGAGGAACTTGCCCGCGTAGTTGATGGTGCCGTCCGGGCCGAACGTGCCCTGGCCGTCATCGGTCAACAGGTGGCGCACGGTGTCCTGCGTCTTGCTTGTCTGATAGCTGGACCGGCTGTGCGTCGAAGACGAGCTTGTCGATGTCCTTGTTGTCTGCATGACAACGCCGCCCGATATGCGGCCCACTGATACTCCGTCCATGTTTCTGCCCCCTTGATTGTTCAGGCGCCCCAGCGCCGATACTCCACACCGCCGATCGACTTGACGCCCGCCGTGTACTCGGCATCGGTCCAGACCACGCCATCGACGTCAGGCGGCACGTAGTGATTGCCTTCGGGCGAGCTGGTGGCGCCGACCTCGATGTAGACGGCCCCGCCGCTGGCGCGCGCCCCGCCCTGAGCCATGTACTTGCCCGTGGTCGAGCCATCGGAAAGCGGCACGCGCGAGGTGATGACGGGCGCAGGCGCCGGGGGAACCTGGGGCAGGTAGCTGAATTTGCCGCTGCCGCCGTTTTTGGAGACCGAGGTGCCACCGGATGAGGCGCCGGAGCTGGCCGAGAGATTGCGCACGGTGATCCATCCCACGGACACGGTGCCGGGCGCAGGGATGGTGTCCAGGGTGATCGCGCCGTAGCCGCCTGCGTCGAGGTTGACTAGGACGTTTTTGTTGATGACCACCGCGTAGTCGTACTCGATCAAGAACTGCCCGCCCGCATCGATCATGAACTGAGGGCGCAGCAGCAGCGCGGCCGAGGCGTAGTTGATTTCGCCTGTTGCATCGCCCTGTAGCGCACCCTGGCCGTTGCCTGTGGCTGTGCGCACGACGCCGCCAGAGGGCCATTTGATGACCAGCGAGCCCGGCTTGATGCCCTGGTGCGGCAGGCGCATGGCGTGCTCGGGCAGCCGCCAGCCCGTGGCACTGGAGCGGTTCACGAAGGCCGAGGCCTCACCCCACTGGAAGATGATGGAGCTGCCCACGTCTGGCAGTGCGGGCAGCGTCACGGACACCGAGCCGTTCGCATAGTTGACGGTGCCCACGGCCGATCCCGTCAGCTCCCCCTGGCCGTTGTCGGATGCGGTGTACCAGACGCCCATCACCTGGAACGAGACCACCAGCGTGTTTGGCGCCGGGAACGGCTTGAGGATAGCCACCCAGCTGAAACTGCGGTTTTCCTGGCCTACTTTGATACGGCGCGTGTGCGGCGCATTGGGCACGCGGATCTCGCGAGGCGAGGTGGCGAGCACCAGTTGCCGCACGCCGGCCGGGCGTTGGTCCAGCGCCGCAGTCTCGGTGCGGGAGTTGGGCACCAGCTGGGTGTAGATGCTGGCCACCCGCAGCATGCTCTCGCCCAACTGCGCCGCTGCCGTCAGAGGCTGAGCGCCGTAGAAGCTGGCCGCATCTGCGACGGTGGTGTCCCGGATGCGGGTCTTGGATGGGTCCGCCGCATAGCTACGGTTGGGTGGCGACCCCGGGAAGGCGCTGCGCAGCCGGGGGGTGATCTCGCACGTGGTGACGCTGGCGGTGTAGTCCGTGTAGCCGCCGCCGCTGGAATAGGAAAACTGCAGGGTCTCGGTTTCGGCGCGCAGCACACGCACATACTGCAGCACCTGGCTGGCCTGCCCTTCGTTGTAGACGAGGATCAGTGTGCGGCCGATGGTCGGCGCTGGCGTGCCGGGCCGGTGGAAGATCATGATCGAGCCCTGCCCCTGGACGTGATTCTCGAGCAGGTAGCCGCCCCACTCCGTGCCCGGTATCAGGTAGGCCGCAATAGCGGCAGCAATCTCTGTACGGCGCGCGAATACGCCGCAGGGCGCGATGGTGATGGACACATTCGGATCGTTGGGCACGGCCGAGACAATGATGTTGGTGTCCATCAGCGGCTCGGTGGTGGGCGTTTGCACGGCCGCGTGCACCTGTCGGATGGACACGTCGCCGCCGGCCCGGTCCACTTCTGTGATGTCCTCGAAGACGCCATTGCTCTTGCCCCAGGGGATGACGTTGCCCGTGGGGCCGCCGCCGCCGTTGGCGTCATCGGTCATCACCTTGGATTCGAGTAGGCGGATGTCGCCGTCTTTGATGGTCATAGGGTTTCGCTCGCCTCAATAAAGCGCAGCACCAGGCTGCAGTAGTAGTCGCTGTCTTCGGGGTCGCTGTACTCGATGACCGACTGCATCGCGATGGCCCGCGTCTCCTCGGCGTCGCCATGGTCGAAGACGACCTCGAATTCCTCGGCCAGGATGCGCAGCGTCATGCGCAGCCCGGGAATGCCGGACCAGGCCTTGAGCGTGCGCAGCGTCGCTCGCGAGATCCACGCGCTATCGCCGTCGCCCTGCAGCGTGATCGGCTGGCCCCCGTTGCGGGCCATGGCATCGATGACCAGCGTGCCGAAGATGCCGCGCTCGGTCTTCTGGGAGACCTTCGACCAGGTCAGCTCATCCACCCAGATCAGGTCACGCGGCAGCTCCAGCACCTGGGCGCCGTTGGACAAATAAATGCTCATGAGGTCAGGCTCCCAACTGGATCTTTTGCTGCTCGATCACGCGCAGCACCTCACGGGCCAGCGCCTCGATGGACTGCTGGCCCGTCAGGTTTGTGGGAACGGGGTAGGCCATGCTGTTGCCGATGTAGATGTTCACGATGCGGTCGATGCGCCCGCCACTACCACCACCACTACCGCCGCCGCCTTCCCCACCGCCGCCAGTACCGCTGCCACCAGCCCCGCCTTCGGCCTTCTTCTTGGCGGTCTCCATGGCTTCGCGGATCTTCAGCGCGTCAAGCTCCCGGTCAAACTCGAACATGGTGAGATCGCGCATGTAGTTGCCCAACTGACCGGCCGTTGTACGGAACGGGTTGTCGCGCTCGTACTGCTCCAGCCAGGCCTGTTTCCAGGCCTCGGCCTCCTCCCGGCTGTTGAACGTGGGCACAAGATCCTGGGCAGCGGTTGTGCCCCTGTTCATGTACTTGGAGTCGTCGAGCTCGCGGTTGCGGTTGTCCTGCCTCTGCTGGAAGGCTGCGCTTAGCATCTGCCCCTGCTTGACCAGTTGCTGGACCTTGTCGGAGACCTTGTCTGCCTCGATGCCCATGCTGCGCAGAACGTCTGCAGCGGTGCGCCCCAGATCCTTGAACTGATCGCCGGCCGACTTGGCCGAACGGCCAATGTCCCCGACTGACTTGAGGGTCGCGCGACCCGCATCGTCGACCTCAATCTTGAAGCCGCGTACTGAAGCTGCCGACTTGACCCATTCGGGCGCAATACCCTTGTTTGCCGCGATCGCATCTTCGGCCGCTTTTTTGAAGCCTTCACTCAGCTCCCGCGCGCTCGCCTTGCCGGAGGACACCATGAAATCAAAGGCAGAGCGTGAGCTGGTCGCCACTTGCTTGAGCGCCTCATCGGACGTGACGCCCAGCGCCTTCATGGCCTCGCGCAGGCTGTTGATGCCGGGCTTGGCCTTGTCCAGGGCATCGGACAATTCCAGCGCCTTGGTCTTCGCCTGGTCGAGGAGTCCGTCCGCCACCTTGTCGCCCAGGACCTTGCGCAGCTGCTCGACGCGCACGCGCACCTCGTCGAGGGCCTTCTGGCTGTCGGCGGTGTTGATGGCCTTGACCAGGCTGGCCTCGAGCACGCGGCCGGTGTCAATACCCTGCTGCTTGAGGCGATCGAGACCCCGGATCACGACATCAAGATCATTCAGCGCGCTGCGCGACGCCTTGCCAATGCCGCCCTCCAGGGCCGTGAACTCCAGCCCCGTGCGCTGCACGGCTGCCCGCAGGACGTTGTCCATCATCTCGGCCACGCGCTCACCCTCTCGCGTGGCCGCCGCGAGGGCACCCTGCAGGCGTTGGCGCAGACCGTTGACGACTTCCTCAGAGGCGCCCGACTTGATGGCGTCTTCGATCTGCTTGCCCAGCTTCTTGGCCTCGCTGCCCGCCGTGGCAAAGGCCTGCCGCGCAAGGATCTCGAACTTCATCAGATCCTGCCCGTCCAGCGCCTTGGCCCAGGCGCCCTGGAATTCGCTCGCGCTGATCTTTCCGTCAGCGACCAGCTTGTCCAGCACGGCCGAGGCGTTGCGGATGCCCGGCGCCGATCCCAGATCAAAATCCTTACCGATCTTTGCGATAGCCTCTGCCGCCGTATCGCCCTCCTTGCGCAGCTTGTCAAACTGGCCGATCAGTCCTGTCGACTCCTTGTTGAGGTCAAAACTTCGGTTGCGGACTTCCTCGAGGGCCACAGCCTGGCGGCGCAGCGCCTCGGCATGCTGCTTGGCGGCTTCCTCAGACAGGCGCGACTGGCGCTCGGCCTCTTCCAGGGACTTGCCGTAGCCCATGGCCTTGGCGGCGGTCTCACCCAGCCAAACGCCCAGTCGCTGAATCTCCGGTGCCAGGAACGTCAGCGCGACGCCCAAGCCTAGCGGGCCTCCGAGCAGGCCCGTGAGTGCGCCTACACCTCGGCCCAAGATACCCACACTTGTGTTGGCCGAGGCAGCAGCGGCAGCAAAACGACCTTTGGCCGCCACCGAGGCGTCGAGGGCAGCCGTGCTCTGCGCGGTCTGCCGCTGCAATTCCCCCTGGGTGGCATTCACGCCCTTGAGGGCGTTACCCAGCTCGCCCCAGGACTTGGCATTCGCAGTCTGGGCGGCGGTGCTGGTGGCAGAGGCAGCAGCGTTGGCCGCCTGGGCCGCCGCGCTGGCGTTGACAGCGATGGCATTGGCACGGTGCGCGGCCGTGTTGGCGGTCGTGGCCACGCTGTTGGCCTCGACCGCCTGGGTGGCCGCGATCGTCTTGGCGGCCCAGCCGGCAAACCATTCGGCAATCTTGGCGATCTGCATCGCGCCCCAGACCTTGCCCGCCATCGTCAGCGTGTTGACCAGAATGTCGAGGTTGCCGGCCAGGGCGTCGATGACCTTGGCAGCGTTCGTGCTGCTGATCAGCCCCTTGTCGGCTGCGCCCACATACAGGGTCCACTGCGTGGAAAGATTCTGCAGGGCACGGCCCACGGTGGGCGGCAGCTTGCCGTACTCGCGCGCCACGACATCTGCCTGGCCCTCCAGGGCCTTCATGACGGTTTCCGCCGTCAGGGCGCCCTGCCCGGCCATCTCCCGCAGCTCGCCCGTGGTGACGTTCAGACCCTTGGCCAGCGCCTCCGCCAGGCGCGGAGCCTGCTCCATCACGCTGTTGAATTCTTCACCGCGCAGCACGCCGGACTGCAGGCCCTGGATCAGCTGCGTCAGCGCGGCCCTGGCGGACTCGGCCGCGCCGCCCGACAGTTGCGTGGCCTGGTTGATGGTGGTGGTCAGCCGCAGCGCCCGCTCCTGCGCGGCGGCTGCAGCCATGCCGCCCTCCTGCGAGGCTTTGGTCAGGCGCGCGAACAGGTTGCCGGTTTCCTCCAGCGAGCTGTTGGTCGCCAGGGCGACGCGCTGCACGCCGCCGAAGGACTTCTCGAACAGTGGGCCTTCACCCGTGGCGAGCTTGACACGGGCCTCGAGGTTCTTGAATTCGTCGGCTGTCGCGCCTACGTCCTTGATCAAACCACCGAAGTAGCCACCGCCAATCGCCAGCGTGGCGATCTGCTGGATGCGCTGCAGCTGCGCGCTGATCGATGACATGCCCTCACGCAGCGTGCGCTGGTTCGCTGCCTGCACCTGGGTGGACTGCGAGGATGCTGCAGCGGCCTGCTGGTATGCCGGCGCCATGGCCGCCACGGCCTCTCGGACTTGCTGCACGGCGCCCTGCAGGTTGCGCTCCTGAGCAGTCAGGTTCGTGGTGCTCAGGCCCACGGCCTGCATCTGGTCCCGAACGGCGGCCAGTGTGCCGTTCTTGACGCGCAGTTCGCTCGACAGCTTCGCTGCGCTGCCGATGGCAAGGTCGTATTCCTTGCGCAGCGCAGCCTCGGCATTCTGCGCGGTAGTCGCAGCCTGGGCCGCTTCGCGCTGGCCGGCCTGCTGAGACTTCAGCTCGGCGGTCGCAGCCTTGATGCCGTCCTTCAGGCCCGCGACAGTATTGCGGTAGTCGTCCGTGCGCCTGGCCGTGCCCGTGGTCTCATCGCGCACAGCCTTGAGCGCGTCTTTCTTGCGCTGCAGTTCGGCCTGGGCCTGCTGGGTGGCAGTCGTCGCGGTCTTCTCGGCGGTGGCGAGTGTCTGCGTTTTGCCGCCCGCATCTTGCAGCTCGTTGCCCAGGCGATCGACGGTGGAGACGGCTTTTTCAAACTCCTGCGACAGAGACTGCGTCTGCAGCTTCAGTGCCCCGAATTCGTTCAGCGCCCGCTGCTTGGCGCCCAGCGCCTCGAGGGCCTGGGCTGCGTCCTGGGCGCTTTTCTGCAGATCGCCCTCGAGCACATCCCCGACATCCCGCAGCGTCTTCGCCAGTTGCTCGGCATCGGCCTCGCCCTTGACGGCGGCTTCGATGTCGTATTTGATCTTTGGGTCTGCCATGTTGGGCGCTCAGAGGTCAGCGGATGAAGGGATTGATCTGGTGCATCGCACTGGTGTGCGCGGGATTGCCGCTGGCCCTGCTGGGCCTGTGGCTGGATTCCGAGCGCCTGATGGCGATCGGTGCCGGGGCCATCGCCACCGTGGTGGTGGGATGGCCGGTGCTGCTGCTGATGGGCGCGGTACAGACGTCTGCACCGCGCCGCTGATCAGTCGCCTGCGGTCGGGAGACGGACCTCGTAGCCCTCGGTCTTTCCGGGCGGCGTGACGATCTTTCCGGTCAGCGTGATGGCCGAGTAGTCCGAGCCCAGGAAGTCGAAACCTTTGTTGGCGCCCAGCACGCATTCGTGGACATCCACTTCGATAGGCGACCCGTCGACCATGTTCTTTCCATCGAAGCGCGCCTGGCAACGCACCTGGGTGACACGCCCGCCCAGGATCTTCTTGCCGTCGACAGCCTGGTACGTCGCGGACAGCTTCACCACATCGTTCTTGGCCGGCGCGCCGTCGACCGCAAGAACACGGATCTCCCCGCGCAGCCAGTTGACCTCGTAGTGGGTACCAAGGACAAAGGGATCGCCTGCACCATCGGGGGAGAGAGAGAAGCCCTGCTCCACCAGGTTGCGCTTGCCCACCGGCAACCAGACGCCCACGGCGTTGATCGTCATTTCCTGCGCGGTGATCGTGCCGGCGCCCTGGGTGAGCTTCGCGACCAGGCCCTGGAACTGCATCGCCATTGCGGTGGTGCTGGCGGCCGACAGCTCGATGGTGATCTCGGTGGGCTTGGGCAGCACCACCGAGGCCCGGGCCTGGCCATAGTCGAGGTGCGACCGGGATCCCGAGACCTTCTCCTCGAAATTGGGCTTGATCTCGAACTTGTCGGCATCCAGTGGAGGCCCGAAACCGTCATAGGCCAGAGTGGCCGTGTTCCAGGGGTTCAGCGAGACAAGGCCGCCGGCCAGGATGGCACGTGCTGTAGTGGACATGGTGATTTCCTTCCAAAAAAACAAAACCCGCGCAAGGCGGGCAATCTGCTGAATCGATCCGACGCCTATGTCGGATCGCGGTAGGCGAGCGTGAACAGGCCCAGCACCAGGGCGCCGCCCACGTCGATGTTTTCGAGCTGGTAGCGCACCTCGCCCTCGGCCATGCCGCCGCCCTCGATCTCGATGCCCATCTGCGTGAGCAGCGGCATGCACTCGAGCACGGCACGCTTGGCGACGCGGTAGTCGGCATGGGCCTGCTCGCGTGCGGCTTCCACCCGGCTGATGACACCGAGGGAGAATCCGTAGGAACGTCGGGGACGCTGGCCGGGCTGGTCGCCCCTGGGCTTGTCCGCCTGGTCCTCCACGAACAGCACCCGCCCGCCTGTCTTCAGGTCGGCAGCGGCCAAGGGGTTATCGCGCAGCACAGCACCCTGCAGACCTGGTGCAGCCTGCAGCGCCTGGTAGACGGTGCGACCGATCACGAAAGGCGCGCCATAGCGCAGCACGTCAGGATGGGGCTGGCTCATGGCTGCACGCTGCCCAGCAGCGCCTCCATCTCAGATCCATCGTTGACGCGCTTCGGCTCGGCCAGTACGCGGAAACGGTCACCGATCCGCACGCCGATGGTGAGCTCATCGGCCAGCATGATCAGCACATCGCGCTCGCGCAGTTCGTGCATCGAGGGCAGCCGCAGCGTGCGCTCTGCAGCGAAGACCCGGCCATCCAGGGCCTCGTCGTCTATGACGCCGAGAATCCCTGCGGCCGAGCCCACGACCGCGCCCTGTCGCTCGATGGAGAACGCCAGGGCGAAGTCGTCGCCGTAGAACACTTCGCGCAGGTCGCGGTCGAGGTCCAGCATGGTCAGGCCTTCCCGCCCTTGGCCTTGTCGTCAGCGAGGCGTTCGGCTTCGGCCTTCTCCGTAGCAGCCTTCTCGGCAGCCAAGCGTTCGGCTTCGGCCTTCTCCGTGGCAGCCTTCTCGGCAGCCAGACGCTCGGCTTCAGCCTTCTCCGTAGCAGCCTTCTCGGCGGCCACGCGCTCGGCTTCGGCCTTCTCCGCAGCAGCCTTCTCGGCAGCCAGGCGCTCGGCTTCGGCCTTGTCCGCAGCAGCCTTCTCGGCCGCCAGGCGTTCGGCTTCGGCCTTCTCGGCTGCGGCACGGGCCGCGTCGATGGCCGGGTCTTCAAGCACGCCCAACGCGACCAGTGCCGCACCCTCGTCGGCCTTGAGCGTGATGGTGCTGTCCACGTTGTGGCGCTTCCCGTCATGCTTGACGGGCGACAGTACGGTGTACTTCGGCATGGCCGTTACGCTGCCGCGCCCTGGAACAGGAAGCCCGCTGTGGCGCCGACCAGCTCGGGGCTGTAGGCGTCGGAGACGGGGTAGTACCACGTCTGCGTGTTCTTGTCGAAGTACGGCTCTTCGACTTGGGGGCGGTCCTTGAGCTGGTACGTGTAGCCGTAGTTCGGCGAACCCCGCTGCTGCATCGAGGCCGGCGTGGTGTAGGCCAGGATGGCGTCCAGGCCCCACATGTCCTTGAATTCGCTGCCCTCGTAGTAGGTAGCTTCGCCTTCGACGATGCGGTCGATCTCCAGCAGGCGCTGCAACTGCTCGATGGTCGCCGGCACGCGGTCCACCGTCACGCTGATGCGGTCCAGGATCTTGGGGTGGTTGCGCAGCGCCGACAACACCCGGGGGCCAACGGTCATGACATTCGGCTTCTTGCCGATCTTCTTGCGGATCACTTCCTTGGCCTCGTTGACATCCTCGGCCGGGTTGCTGTTGGGGTCGGTCCACTTGCTGGAGCCGGACAAGGCCGTCTTGTTTTCCGTGGGGTAGTTGGCAGGGTTGCGAGCCAGATCGGAGGCGAGCTTCTCGCGCTCATTGGCCATCACGTCCTGCACCGTGTTGACCGCCATGGCGCCCATGTCGATGCCGGGAACGGCCTGTGCTTCCTCTTCATTCTCGATGGGGACCTGGCCTTCCAGGCGGTGATCCACCAGCGAGTACTTGCCCTTGGCATAGCCCAGCTGGATGCGCTTGGTGTTCGCACCGGGCGCACGAGCCGTGTTCACCAGGCGAAAGCTCTCAGGGCCGAAAACCAGGATGGTGCCGGCTCGCTGGCCGACCTGCACGATGGGGAACAGGATGCTGGCGATCTTGGCATTTGGCGAGCCGTAGCCCCGCGCCACCTCGGTGAGGATGGGATCGACGACGCGGAGATCGGAAAGGTTGGGTTGCGGCATGAGTTTCTCCAGAGAGTGATTCAGGGATGGAATGGATCAGGCGGCAGTGCTGACCAGGCCGGCGGACGGAACCAGCAACACCTCGATGCGATCGCCCGCTGCGGCAGCTGCGCCGAGCGCTCGGGCCACGGGGCTCTTGCTGCCCACGGTCAATGGCACGACGCGGCCCTGCGCGTCGACCATCAGGGCCGCGTCCAGGGTGATGGCAGCGCCCGCCTCGACGATGGAGGTGCCCTGCACATCGACGGGCAGCAGATCACCGGCCTGGGCTGCGCTGGTGCGCGTGACACCGAAGGCAACGCCGCCGGCGGTGGGATAGCCGCCGGACTGCGTGACGAAGCGTTCGGCCGAGACGGCGGCGCTGGCCACCACGGTGAGGGTCAGAGTGGAAATGTTCCCGGAGGGCATGTTGTGCTCCTAGTGAGGGGGTTGACGATCCGGGCGCTCAGCTGGCGTAGCCCAGTTCCTTGAGCGCGGCGACGAGGCTGATGCCCCGCTCCTTCGCCACGGCCTTGGCCTCTTCGACCTGCTGCGCCTTGGTCTTTTCGCCGTTGTCGGCCGGGGCGGCGCTGCCCTTGGCGGCGGGCGGCGCATCCTGCTTGTGGGCCTCGATGGCAGCAGCGCGCAGCGCCTTCTCAGCGCCCAGCACCGCCAGGCTGGCGTCGGCGGCCGAGGTCTTGCCGTCGAAGGCCAGGCCCTGCAGCAGTTCCTCGTGGCCTGGCAGTCCCTCGCCCACGGCGAGGACCGCCTTGATGCGGTCGCGCTCCTGGGTGGCACCCAGGACGGTGAACTCGGCCTGGATGGCCGCGAAGAGAGAGGCGTGGTCCTGCTCGAAAGACGCACGCGTGATGGAATCGGACATTGCTGTTTCCTTTGGATCACGGGTTGAGGATTTGTCTTTGGGCGCAGCACCGGCGCTTGCTGACGGGGCCACCGGCTTGATCACGGCCTTGCGGCGCGACGCGAACTCGGTGGGATCTGCGGCCATGCGGTCCAGCAATGCGTCGAGGGTGGAGACACCGTCCACCAACCCCGCATCGATGGCCTGCTGGCCACGGAACACGCGGCCATCGGCCATGTGCTCCAGAACTTGCTCGGCGCTGACGCCCCGGTAACGCGCAACGTCGTCCACGAACAGCGTGTAGACGTAGTCCACGTCCGCCTGGACAACGGCCCGGGCCTCATCGGACAGGGGCTCGTTCGGCTTGGACAAGCGCTTGTATTTGCCCGCTGTGATGCTTTCCTGCTGCACGCGGGACGAGGGGTCGAACTCGCGGTCCACCACCACGCCGATGCTGCCCACGCTGACGACAGAGCCGCTGACAAAGATGGCGTTGGCGCCGCTGCCGGACCACATGCCTGCGCTCAGCAGCATCTCGCTGGCGTGCACGACCAGCGGCTTGATGGCACCGGCATCGTGAATGGCCTGGGCAAACTCCGGCACGCCGATCACGTTGCCGCCAGGCGTGTCCATCGCCACCACGATGCTGCGCACCCGCGCGTCTGCCAGGGCGCTTTCGATCTGCAGCGTGGCCTGCCGGGTGCTGATGCCGCCCGACACGCGCATGAACAGGTTGGCCTTGGGTGCCATCACGCCGGACAGCTTCAACAGCGCCACGCCGCCGGGCAAGACCTCGTACTCCTGCTGTTCGTGCGCCAGCGGCCGGCCCAGCCGGGCCTCGATGGCGTCAAGATCCAGCTTCTCGCCGCGCAGGTGCATGGCGTAGATGCCCTGGATCTCGCGCAGCATGCCCGGCTCGATGGCCCAGGCGCCCAGGATCATGTCGTGCAGCGTCATGGTGCGGCTCCCCTTGTAGGCGTCCCACCCAGATTGCGGTTGACGTCATTCAGCGAACGCTGCAGGTCTTTGACATCGCTCTTGATGTCGGACAGCGTTTCTTTCATGCGCGAGTCCTGTTCGCGCGTCCGGTCGGTAACAACGGCAGCCTGGGACTCGATGACGCTGATGCGCTTGTCCAGCGTGCTGTATGCCGAGACGCCAGCTACCAAGGCGCCCACGAACGTGAGGATGTGGCCGAGGTTCACCGTGGGATCGAATGCCAGACGGCGGCGCGCGTGGTGCGGCTCGACCAGCGGCGTGAAATCTGTGCTCATGCAGGCTCCTGCGTTGCGGGGTTCTTGGGGTTGCTCTTCGGCTGCTGGGGCGCAGCGGCGCCGGCCTTGGGCGTGGGCAGCATTCCGTCTTTGACCAGGCGCTCGTACTCGGCTAGCTTCTGGTCGTAGGTCTCGTCCCAGCCGCTGCCGAACAGTTCCCACTCGGCGCGCTCGCGCGTCATCAGCCGCGCGTCGATGGCCTCCACATAGGCCTGCACTTCGGCCTTGGGATCGATGCTGCCCATGCTGTCGCCCGGCCAGGCGGCCCGCGTGTAGGCCCAGCGCAGCAGCGGGTCGGCAAAGAAGCCCGGCGCGGGCACGCGGCCAATGGCCACGGCCTCGGCCAGCCAGGTCTCGAACACGGGTTGGCAGAAGCTCAGCGACAGCCAGTAGCGCACGCTGCGGAAGTACACCCAGGCATCCAGCAGCGCAGCCTTGCTGGCGGAATAGCTGGAGTTGAATTGCTTGACCAGCAGCTCGAAGGGAAGGCCCAGGGCGATACCCATCTGCTTGATGACTGCCTGAATGAAGGGCTCGAAATTGGGATTCGGCCGGGACGGGTTGACGAAGGTTGCCTTCTCGCCAGGTGCCAGCCCAACCACGGCCCCCATGCCCAGGGCAATGTCGGCAGGTGCCTCGCTGTGCGTCGCGCTGCCGCCGTCAAACACCGGCGCCGCGTTGCCGCCTGGCGCCTCGATGAACACCGTGAGGTAGGCGGTCAGCACCGCCGCCATGATCTCGGCCTCGGTATAGCGCGAGATCTGCTTGATGCAGTCGATGATTGGTGCCAGGTAAGGCACGCCCCGGGGCATTCCCGGACGCAGGCAGCGGAAGTGGTGCAGCATGCGACGCCGGCCGCTGCGGCCCAGGCGCTCGATCCATTCGCCCTTGTAAGCGCCTCCCGCTGTCGGCAAGCCGCTGCCCGGGTGCTTGTCGTACAGGTGGTAGGCCTCCGGGGCACCGTGAGCGTTCAGGCGCACGCCGCCGGAGACGGTGTCGCTGTCGGCCTTTCCGCCGGGGTTGCCGACGCGATCGGCTTCCAGCACCTGGATGCGCAGCTGGTAGGGCTGGGTGGCCGTGCGCTTGCCATCTGGCAGCAGAGAGAAGCAGTCACCACTTTCCAGCGCGGACCGCAGGACCAGCGCCTGCAGCTGGTAGAAATTCTGCTTGCCCTCGATATCGCACTCAGTGCTGTCGGCCCACAGGCTGAACTCCTGCTGCACTTTGGCTTTCCAAGCCAGGGCGCGGTCCTTTGACCAGCCCAGCACCGCGAGGCTCGGCTGCGCGCTGAGCGCCAGGCCGGTGCCGACTACCCGGTCGATATTGGTGTTGATGGCACCCACCGCGATGGGGCTGGTGCGCGCCAGTTCGCGGGATGCGCCGCGCTGGAAAGGCAGTTGGCGCATCGTGTCCGACCGGGCGTCCCGGGGACGCGGATTCCAGAAGCGGCGTGGAGAGGCAGAGCCGGCGGATGGCATCTCGCCGCCCATGGCCTGCATTGCCCCCAGCGTCTGGACCTTGGCGCGGGACAGCGCCCTATCGGCCGCCCAGCCCGGAGCCACCGCTGCAATCGCGCGGTCAAGCAGATTGAGTTCCATGGCCGTTTACCGGGGGGACAGGTAAGCGACGCGGCGCACGCGGCCGGTCCGGCCCTGCAGGCGTTCGATATTGGCGCGGCACTGCTCGATCCCTGCGCGAACCTGCTCGAGATCGGCACGGCGGTTGCGCCTGGCGGTCTGTCCGTTGCCGATCATGTATTCCTGCGAGTTCAGGATGCGTTGCTCGGCGTCGAGATAGGACTGCAGGCGCTCGCGCTCCTGCGTCAGCTCAGTGGCGGCATCAGTCATTACCAAGATCCTTTGGATTGCAGGTCGGCGATCGCACGCTCGAACTCGGGGCGGAAGCGCGCCAGCGCCACACGCTGCACGGTGCCGCTGAAGTCGAGCCGAACCGAGTAGTCCGGCGCGTCGCTGGTGAAGACGAACAGGGCGCGCAGGCGCTTGCCCTCGCGCCGCCAGATGCCGTCAGGCCGACCACCGCCCTGCGGCTGGCCTACGAACATGTCGTTGGCCAGGCGCCGGCCCTTGCGCAGCTTGGCACCCGTGGCACGGTCGCGCGTGGAGCTGGCGGCGCGGATGCCCTTGAGGGCGTTGAGGATGGTGCGAACCTGGGCGCCGCTGACGTTGCCGTAGGCGTCCAGCTTGGCCGCTGCGCCCGGCATGGCGTACTGCGTGGGCGACAGCACGCCCTGGTAGCGCAGGGCCATCTCCAGACCCTTGTGCTTGCGCACGCCGCCCTCGACCTCCGGGAACAGGAAGTTTTCCGGGGCGACGCCCGGGGCATGCGCGCCGGTCTTGACCATGACGCGCGCCATCAGGTTGTCCTTGGTGGCGGGCTCGATGCGCAGCGCGTTGAGCGTGTAGGGAACGGGGTTGGAGAACACCTTGCGCATCTCGGCCGGCAGATCCTCGGCCTGTGCCTGCTTGGCGCAGCGAGTCAGCGCCGTGGCCGCCGCATAGGGGATCATGCGCGACGGCACACCGCGCACGGACGCGATCACGTCGGCGATCGAGGCGCCCGTGCGTTGGATGGAAAGCATGGATGGAGTCTCCAAAACAAAGCCCCCGACTCCTTTCGGAGACCGGGGGCTGATACCGACTTTCGCTGCTGCGGTTGGGTGTCGGGAGGATGTTTTCTGCGTCAGGCGGATTTTTTAGACCTACCTGAATTGATGCCAATTTTGGGCCAAAGTGTCATATCAAAGCGAGCCCTAAATTGTCATATCCAGAGCTGACACTTTATTCCTTGACTTCTGCGCTATTGCCTGGATTCCATTCCTCAAGAATGGCCTGTGACGCAGAGTAAAGCCGCTTTCGGAACGAGGCCAGCACCAGGTAGTAGTGCTGTCGGCTGATTTCCAGCGCAGAGGCGGCGACCTTCACGGGCGTGACCCGATGCACGTAGTAGAGGTCGAACACGCGCTTGTCCAACGCATCCGGCTGGCACTGGTATGCGAGGTGGAAGGCCGCCAGTTCGGCGCTACAGGCCGCATTCGGACCATCAGTACGCAGCGGCCTGGTGCGTGAGCCGCTGAGCTGGCCAAGGATGGAGCCCATGCTCGGCGACGGACCGTAGAAGCGCCGCGTGGCTTTCCAGGCCACCCAGCGCTCGCACAGCTGGTCGAGATCTCGCTGCTCATCACCGGCATCTGGCTCGGCATCGTCATCCTGGCCAGGCGCGGCGGCTGCCAGGCGCAGGGCTTCGGGGTCGTGTAGATCGTCGTGGCGGGTCATTGGATTCCTCTCGAATAAATGCGGCGGCCAACTGGCGCCGGGCGGGCAAGGGGTGGCAGGGGTGAAGGGGCCGCGACAGGCGGCGGGGGCGGGACAGGTGCCGGTGGAGGCATTGCGGGCGGCGGCAGGACCACGGTCGCCGGGCTCGGCACTTCGGCATGTACAGACGTCTGTACATGCCAGCGTGCCGGCATCGGGACGGGCGCCACAGGCGCGGCCGGCTCGGGCGCTGGCGGCGCCGCCAGCACGGGGGCCGGCACTGGCGCCGGTACAGGTGCAAACAGATCACCGATGGGCGGGATCAGCTTGTCGCGCAGCCGCTGCCAATCCAACGGGGTCCACTTGTGCAGGCCCAGCTGATGGGCGATGGCAAGGTTGTAGACGCTGACGTCCCAGGCCTCATTGCGCGCGCCATTGGGCTTGACCCATTCGCGGATGGCGCGACCCTTCTGCCAGCGCGTACGCGCCTGCTCAACCACCATCTGGTCGAACCATTCGGGTGGCAGCGCATCGTTGAAGTGCATGGCGCCCGGGCCTTCGGCCAGCTGCATGCGGTTGGAAAGCCAGTCCTTGGCGACGTCGGTACCGACCGTCCACAGCTCCACGCCGCCGGGCGTCTTGGTGCCGCCCCAATCGATGTCCACGCGGCTGGGAGCGCTGCCCATGATGGGCTTGTTTGGGCGCGAGGAACCATGCAGCACCGTGCAGTTCAAGGTGCGGCGCGCTGACCCGTAGTTGTAGACGTCCTGCGTGTTCGCGCCGCCGGCATCGATGCCATAGGCGCTGATCATGATGGGCCGGCCCGATGCGTGCAGCAGCGGCGTGCGCCGGATCTCGTCCAAGCGCTGCCACACGCTGCCCGGGGTATCGGGCGGGTCAGTTGGCGCGCCGTTGAGGACGATGTAGTCGATCACCCAATGCTCTAGGCCAGGCCCCCAGGCCTCGATCTGCACCTCCAAGCGGTTGGGCTGGGTGTCAGCCGTCAGGATGGCCACCAGGGCCGCATCGGGGAGCACGCGCAACGGGTACTTCTCCGCGCGATCGCGCAGCTGTTTGGCCGTGGTCACGGTCTCAGAATTCTTGTACGACAGGCCCAAGCGCGTGTTGTAGAACACCTGCATGCCCTCATGGTCGCCACGCGCCAGGCGGTCCTTGGCCCGGGCGTACTGTCGCGCCAGCGTGAGCCATGTCACCGCACCGACAGGCATGTAAAAGGCCGACAGCGTGAAGCTGACCGTCTCCCCATCACCCTGCGCCGTGGCGACCCACCGCGCCCGTCCGCCTGCGGCCTCGTCGCGCAGCATCATGGTCTTGTGCCGCTCGTCGATCTCACACCAGCAGTGCGGGCAGACGAACCAGGCGCGATCCATGAAGCCCGTTTCTTCGTCTCGCCGGAACCTGAAGTTCTCCAGCAGCAGCGGCTGCAGTTCACCGCAATGTGGACAAGGGACGTGGTAGTACTCCTTGGTGCCCATCTCGAACAGCGTGTCGATCTTCGAGAAGCCCTCGATGGCGGGGCTCGAGGTATAGAAGAATTTGCTGTCGTTCGCGTACTGTGTGGCCCGGGCCTCGGCCAGTTCGACGGGATCGCCTTCGCCGTCCACGTTCAATTCGAGGCGGTCGATCTCATCGACGTAGATGTAGGGGGCGGAGACTTCGGCCAGGTTGGCAGCCGAGCCGGCCGTATTCATGTACAGGGTCGCATCGCCCAGGAAATCCTTGGCCTGTACCGTGTTGCGGGAATCCCGGCTCTTGGCAGCGGCCACACGCTCGGCCAGCTCAGGCACGTTACGGATCATCGTGGAGACCCGCGCCGAGAAACGCTTGACCAGGGTATCCGTGGGCTCGAGGGCAAGGATGTTGCGCGGCCTGCGATGGATCAGGGAGGCGATCCAGTTGAGCGCCGTCTGCGTCTTGAACATCTGCGACGCGACCTTGGCGACCACGCGCTTGCAGGGGTGCCCCGGCGAAAGCACCTGGTGCACGCGCCGGGCGGGGTAGCTGTGATCGAAGCGGAACTCGCCCGGTTTGGGACCGCTCTTGGGCAGCTTCATGAACTCTTCGGCCCACTCGTCGCAGCGCAGCTCGGGGTCCGGGCGCATGCCCTCGACAGCTGCCTGGACCATCAGTCCATACCCATCTGCGAGGTTCATTGCGAGGCCTCCCCGGGCAAGACGCCCTGCAGCCTGCGTTCGGCAGCACCGAAGGCCTTGAGCATCTCGTCGTGGATGATCCTCTCGATTGCGCGCGAGTCGGCAAGGCCCACCAGCTGCGGCGCTGCGCGCTGGGGCACGCCCATGGCCTCGTCGCGCAGCGCGCGGAAGGCATCGAAAACGCCGCGCCAGGCCGCCTCGCGGGCCACCAGCAGCTTGGCCTCGCGGGCGTTCTCGCGTTCTTCGCGCTCAACCGACGCACGCTCCCGGCGCACGCGCAGGCTTTGGTAGTCATCGTTTGGCGCAGCGGCTGGGGAATCCTGGCCCTGTGCCGCGTTTTCAGCGGTGGACCGCCCTCCCCCTTGCTCTATCGGCAGCGACGCGCCAGCGCGCCCGCTGTCGGCCCTGGCGCGCGTGTTCTGCTGCCACTGGATGTCGGCCACGGCCGGATCGATCTTCCCGTCGATCAAGGTGATGCGCTGTTCCTTCACGGCCTTGGCCACGGCGGACTTCGCCACGCCCCGGCGCCTCGCGTACTCGGCCTGCGTGACCAGCTCGACGCGCCCGTTCACTTCCACCCCCAGCGTTCACCACTTCGTTCACTTTTCCCCAGACCAGCCACTAGCGCTCGCGCGGGGGCCGAATTACCCCCGGAAAATCCTGGGCCGGGAGTACCTATGCCGGGGGGTGGGGTATACCCCATGCCAGAGGTGGGGGCCGCCGCGCCGCCTGCCGTCGCCAGATCCTGCCTATCCATTTCTTCTTCCTCTCTTCTCAAAAAACAAAGAAGTGATTACGCGGTTACGAGCGCGCGTAAACACGAAACCCGCGCCACGCCTAGCGAGTTACACGATTACGTGGTTACGCACACGTCGCACACGCATACCCGCGCCCATGCACACACGCCCGCACCCGCACACCCACACACATGCATGTGTGTGAAGCGCGTAACGGCATAACCGCGTAACAACCCGCGCCGTTGCTGGATTCCAGCGTTACGCGCCCGCGTAATGGCGTAACCAGCCCGCATCACTGACCTCCCTCTGGCTCATGCCCTTCGGGGGAAGGGGCGCCGCTGCCGTATCCCATGTACTTGCGCAGTGCATCGCCGAAGTCACGCACCGCAGTGGTGGCCCACTCGCTCTCTGTCATGCGCTGGTCGCCCTCGCCCAGAATCGGATCGGTCACCAAGAACATTCGCTCGGTCTTCTTCGCGGCACCAGGCCGCGTGACATTCATTGGCTTGACCCGTGCCGGGTACCCCTGCCCCTCAGAGAAACGCAGGACCATTGGGGTGAAGCGCGTTTGCTTCTCGGGGTAGCGATCGCCGGATCGCTGGCACCACTTGAGGTAGGCGGCATAGGCCTGGCTGACGGCGCAGGCGTTGTAGGGCAGGTCCAGCTCGCCGGCCTGCCACTCGCTCCAGAAGATCTCGGGGCTCTTGCGGTTGATCTCGATCAGCGCCGTCTTGGCTTCCGTCATGGGGGCCGGGGCGTAGGGGTGGAAGTCCCCCAGCGGGTACTTGAGCAGGTAGTCGTAGAACGCGGCCACGCCCCCGTTGTCGCGCCACTCGCCCAGCTTCTTGTAGTACTCGATGTCCTTGGCCCGGGGCGTGTACACCACCAGGTAGCGCCGGTCCGAGTTGTCCAGGGCGAGCGGCTGCAGCTCGTTCGACAGGAACGCGATGTTCATGTGGTTCTTCTCCTCGCGCCGCGTCAGATTCTTGGGATTGATCTGCACGGTCGGCGAGGTGATCAGCGCCTTCAGCCGGTTCTTGTTGTGAACCAGCTCGGCCCTGCTGGACACTTCGTCGCCCACCACGAACAGCTTGCAGCTGCGCCAATCGTTGAACTTGTCCTCCAGCTCATCCTGCCCCACCAGCGCCCCGTACTTGCCGTAGATGGCGACCATGATGTCGAACAGAAAGTTCTTGCCCGCGCCTTCGTCGCCGTGCATCACCACGGCCGTGCGCAGCTTGGCACCCGGGTGCTGCAGCGGGTAGGCCAACCAGCGCAGCAGCCAATGCATGATGTCGCCGGTGTCGGCCTCATCTGGCGTGGCCCGGCTGGTCAGGTAGGAGATCAGCTCCAGCACGGGGGTCACGTCGCCGGCCTCGGGAACCATGGCCATGCCGTCGAACAGATTCACCGTGGTGACCGGGTCGGCCTTCATCGTCGGATCGAAGACCACGTCCTCCAGCCGCACCGTCTTGCGCTTCTCATTGGCCTTCCACATGCGGACCATTTCGGCGCCGTGGGCGTGGCCCATGTTGGCGATCTTCATGATCATCCGCTCGGCACCGTCCCATACGGTGTCCGTGCCGTAGATCAGCACGAAGTTCTCGGCCAGGTGGTTGAACTTCCCCCAATCGACCGTCTTCTCCTTTTTCTTGCCCTGCACTGGCGGATCGGCCTTGTCGGCAGGGGCCTTGCCACCCCCATCCCCAGAGTCGCGCGCAGCTGCGCTCACTTTGGGGGGGCGGGGGGGCGACGAACGAGATGGCTCGGCCTGCGCCTCGCCTGGCGGCACGCGCACACCTGACTGAAAGTCGACGTGCACGACAGAGTTATCCAGCGGCGCTGGCGCGCCGAGAGCCGACGAAGCATGCGACTCTTCGGTCGCATGCGGTGGCGGCGGGGGCGGGAACGAGGCCCCGCCAGCGTCGATATCGTCGGTGTGCTCAGCCATAGCGCCTCGCCATCGCCTCGACCACGCCCACCAGCTGCCGGCGCACCACGTCCAGGCCCTCGAGGACGTGCAGATCGTTGAAGTCGGTATCCTTCGGCCCCCGTGTCAAGGGCTTGAAGATCGGCCAGACCAAGTCGCAGCCGTCCGTGGCTTTGGCCGCACGGCGCGCGGCCGTGCGGCCCGGGTTGAGCAGCGCCCCCGTGCGCTTGTCCCTGGTCATGTAGTCGTCGTCGGCCAGGATCAGGATGCGCGTGGCCGGGAACAGCGCCCGCAGCACGCGCACGACCTCGGCCAGGTTGCCGGCGTCGAGGGCCACGAACACCGGGTGCTGGTGGTCCACCGCCATGCGGGCGGTCAGGCCTGTGGCATAGCCCTCGACCACCATCAACAGCGCCGTGCTGCCGGCGTCGATCTCACCGAGGCGGATGCAGCAGCCCGGCTTGTCGAAGGCCCGCAGGTAGATCTTCATCCCGTCCGGCTTGATGAACTGCAGGCCGCGCAGTGCCTGGTCTCGGGGCAGATCCGGCCGCACCAGGGGCAGTAGCGTGGTGCCAACCGGCAGGCGCACCACCACGTCATCCTCGCCACGCTTGCGGGAAGGCCAGCGCAGCGAAATCGGGCGATCGAGCGCACGGAAGGCCTCGCCCTGCACCTGCTTGCGGTCCAGATACGGCGTAGTGGCCGCGCGCACGCCCTTGCGCCAGATATCGATGGCCTCGGCCGCAGCGTTGGCGATCTCCTGTGCGCGCTCAAGTGCTGCTGCCTCGGCCAGGGCCTTACGGTGGGCGGCCTGGCGGGCGCGCTCGGCCTCGGACAGCGGCGCCAGGTCAATCTCCACCCGCTGCCAATCGCCGCCATGACGATAGGTGCCGAACGAGCCGACCACATACGTGCCGCCAGCGTCTGGCTGCCACAGGTGCAGCTTGTACCAGTCCTTCCCGCCTTTGCCGCACGTGGTCTTGCAGCCCTTGCGTATGCGGTCATCCATGAGGCGGAGATCCCGGTCGCGCAGCTCAATCCCGAAGTACTCCATTTGGCGCAGGACATCCTGATAGTTGTCCATCAGGCCTTGCCCCCCTTCAAGCGCTCGAGTTGGGCAGCGACCTGCAGCGCCGTGCCCATCACCCGCTCCAGCGTGTGCGCCAGGCGGGCAGTCTCGGTGACCGGGTCCAAGGGCACGGGCGGGGCATAGCCAGCCTCGCGCATGAAATAGGCGGTCAGGCCGTGGAAGCCGATCTCGCGCGCCTTGCGCATCAGCAGCAGCACCTGGCCGGGGTTCAGCCGCTCGGAGCGCGAGGGGTTGAGCGCATCCAGCAGGTAGCGCGCGGCTGCCTCGGGCGTCTTCTCGGGGTAGAGCATCTCGCCCACCTTCTTCGCGCCGCCCAGGCGCTGGACGGCCGCCTTGGCCGCGTCTAACTCATCGTCATACATCAGGATTTCATCGTCATCCATGGGTCACCTCTCTACTGTGATCCGGCCGGTTTGCGGCCCCGTTCCGAACCATTCCGAATCTTTCGGAACCGTTCGGAATGCCTCGACGAGGCAAAAAAAAGAGACTTCGGTGCATGAACCCATGCACCGAAACCTCGCAAGAAAAAGCCGCCCAGGCCCATGACGGGCACCGGGCGGAAAATGCGCCCGGGGCGGAACACACCCCTGGCAACCACGAAACCAAGAAAGGACACATCCATGCCGGCCAACACATCACCGCGAATCGAGGAGGCCCTGCAGCGCATCGACGCCATCGAGGCGGCGTTGGGCGCGCTGACCATGCTGGCCGTGCAGCACATGCCGGCGGCCGAGCAGCGGCGCTTCGCGGAAGCGCTGGCCACGTTCGGGGCGGCAGCGGAAAAAGAAGGGGATGTGGCCACGGCTACTCTGCTGACCGGGCTGCACGGGGCGGCAGTGAGTGGGTCGGCCGCGTAGCGCACCAGTCCACCCAGCGATCTGAGAGCCGGGCGGCATCCCACGCAGCGACGTCGCTGGCGAGATCCCGGCAGAACGGCGTGCGGGCGGGGCTTTCCTTGACGCCCGTTACCGGGGGGGCGGCAAGGAAGGCCAGCAGCAGGCTGCGGCGAGTGATAGCCGCACCTTCAAGGCTATGCATGAGCCGCCCCCTGCTCCGGCGCCCTACGGTTAGCCAACTCACGCAATCCGACTTCGCCCTGTGTGAGGACCTCGATCTGGAGTGCCTCTTCGAGGCTCACCCGTCGCGTCCCACGCAACCAGTGGTTGACCTTTCCGGCGCTAACCGGCGGATCAAGGCGCTGCCCGAAGGAGGCCATGGTGATCCCATGCTTCTGAAGGTAGGTTTTGAGCTGCATTGATCCATTATGGATCAATCCACAATGGATCACAAAGCCATGAACTCCATTTTGTGCATTCCACAAGCGACGACGGCTTGGGAAACTTGCTCCATGGATACATGGAGAGATCGGGCGAAGTCCCGCATGCGCGAACTTGGCATCTCGCAGGAGCGTTTGGCCGAGCAGTTCAGCATGACCCCTGCAGGCATGCAGAAGTGGTTGGCTGGAGCTCGGCAGCCCGCCTTCGAGGAGATCAACCAGATCGCGGATCACCTGGGGGTCACACGTACCTGGCTCACATATGGCACCGACCCCAACGACACTACGGATGGCCTTACTGGCCCAGCCAAGGCGGTTGTGCGCAAGCTGATACTGCTGGAGCGCACTGGCCGACTACCAGAAAGCCTCTGGGATGCAATTGGCTCCATGGTGAACGCTGTTGCTCCGCTGCCAGAAGAAACAGCACAAATCAAAAGTCCTGCCCCGGCGAAAAACGGCACAACAAACTAGAGCGCCGCCAAACTCGACTGGAGCGAAGATCTATCAATTTGTTAAACGATCCTCAGGAGGGAGGCCTAGTGACCAGCCATAAGCAATGCCTGAAGTGCGGACACAACGTCCAATACGACGCAGAGCCGCCTCTCGCGTGCCCTTCCTGCGGCGCCGTGTACTCCAAGGTTGAGCAAGCCCTCCGCGAGGGACTGCCGTCGAGACCCCAACCCACCCCAAAACCCTTGACAGGCCGCGCCCCAACAACAGACGTGGACCATCATGCGTTTGCCTCGCAACTACGCGAGGAAAGTATCTACCCCACGTTCCGGGCGGTGGCAAATCTCCTGTATTGGTGCGGCGTCGTTTTGGCCGTTCTTATCTTGCTAGGGGGACTATCTCTGGCAATGCGGGCCGGCATTGCCGCCGCGATCGGTGGCGTTGCAGGCGCAGTACTGGTGTTCGTGCTCGCGCGTGTGGGCAAGGAAATGAGCCTGATGCTGGCCGACCTTAGCGACGCAACCGTTCGGATGGCAGCCCATGCCGAGGGCCACAAGACGTAAGCGGCCAGCCAAGAAATCCAAAATGGATTGACACAAGTAATCCATTTTGGATAATCACCTCCGACACCCATCCCGGGTGCTGGAGGTTCCATGTCCCTTGTCCCCCTTCTCGCGCTCCATGAAACGCTTCAAGAGGCCGAGCGGTTCGTCGCCGGCTTCGAGAACGATCCCCACCAAGAAACCGATGTCGGCCTGCTGCTGAAAAAGCTGCGTGGCCAGGTCGACGTCGTGCGCGTCACCATCGACACGCAGCGCGCCCAAGCCGCCGCCGAGGCCGCGAATGCAACGCTTCCGGCACCAGAGCAGAAGCTCGCCTCCTGCGACCTGTCGCCGGACGAATACGCGCGCTGGGCGCAGCTGCTCGACCCCCTGATCAAGTACGCAGGCCGGCCAGGAGATTGGGGCCGGCAAACCGCGCTGGGCATGCTGACCATGCGCCTGCTGCAGGTCCGCGAAACCCTGAAGCAGCAGATGGGGGAAGCGGTATGAACACCGTCCAGCCCATGCTCGACCTCGTGGAGCACCTCACCAGCGCGCCCGGCGGCCAGCCCAACCCGATCACTGCCAGTCTGCTGCTGTCCTGGCTGGCGCACCCCCTGCAGCATCCGCACGGCAAGCTCAGCAAGGCCCTGATACTGCGCGGCCCGCGCGGCAACGGCACCGGCATGCTGGTGGACGTCATGGAGCACATTCACGGCACGGACTCGCTGCCGCTGAGTAGTGCCAGTGTTCTGGATCAGCGTTTCAATAGCTTTCTGTCCGGCAAGCGCCTGGTGACGTTCGACGAAGCGCCGACGCTCGAAAAACAGTACGAGCAACTAAAGCCCCTGATCAGCAACCCCTCACTGCAGATCCACGCAAAGGGCCATCCCTCACGCGTCGAGCTCAATCGCCTGAATCTCGTTTTCGTCACAAGCAACACAGCTTTGCTGCAGGCCGAGTTCGATCGACGCTACTTCGTCATCGAGACAGCACCAACGACCACCACCACGCCGCAGCTGTTTCGCGAGCTGATCCACTGGCGCGGCCGGGGCGGCGCAATCGACTTCGGCGAGTACCTGCGGCAGTACCCGCTGACGATGGATTTCCTGACCGAGCACGCATTCGCGGGGAGGCCGGCATGAATACCTACCGCGTACGCGTCGCCGGCCGCACCTTCACCGGCGCCTACCTGAGCGGCGGCCTGGCCGTCATCCTGGCGCAGTGCTTCCACCGCGTGCACAGCGCCTCGGCCATCAGGGTGCAGCCATGAGCAGGCCGCGCATTGAACTGGATGGGCCGCACCCCAACCGCCGGCATCAACGCATCGTGCGCCGCCAACTGGTGGCCCTGACTGCCATTGCCGCGGCCCTGATCGCCGGCCCCTTCATCGCATCGGCAATCCACCTGTTCACAGGAGGCTGACCATGGAGCTGCGCATTCAGGGCCAGGTCACCGCCTGTGTCTGCCGCACCACCACGGATGGTCGGCCCGTGCTCGAGGTCGAACTCAAGACGCAGGACGGCCAGGCCGTGCATGCCCGGCACATCTACCCAGACAGCACCGCCAGCAGCAGCCATGCCGCCATGACGCTGGCGCGCCAGCTCAAGGGCCAGCAGGCCGAGCTGTACACCACCACCCCCCGCTTCACCTGGCAGCGCATGGACTGCCTGGCCCAACTCATCCGCGCCGTGTCAACGGCCAGCCCCCGCAAGGATCTCGCATGAAACCCGCCCTGACCCCCATCAACCACGGCGCCGGCTTTGGCACAAATCGCAGCGCCATCGACTCTGCGCAAGAACCTGTGCCATCCGCCAAAGCGCTGCGCCAACGCCGCATGCGCGAACGCGTGACCACGCCAGAGCGGGAACAACCCATCCGGGCCAGCACCACAAAGGGCAACCTGGTGGCAACGGAGCTGCAGCCTTCCGTGCGCCCGGGTGCAATGGACGCCTTCAAGCTGCCCAGCCTGATTAGCGGCAAACGCGTGTATCTCCGGGGGCACTCATGAGCAGGCCCGCCTGCAGGGCCTGCTCGCACTGGCAGCCCGACTCCAGCGACCCCCGCATGGTGCGCCTGGGCTTCGCGCACTGCGGCAAGCAGTACGCACCAGGCCACACGTTCGCGGCCACAACGCAGTGCGATCAATTCGACCCCATGCCCACCGAGCTGCTCGAGGCGCGCCGCAAGGTCGCCGCCGAGCGCGTGCAGCAACTCAACGAAAAGGAGGCCAGCCGTGGCTCCCAAAAATAAAGACCCCCTGATCGACCGCGATGTCGTCATCAGCGCCGAGGCCACGGGCAAGGGCGGCAAGCCCCACCCCCAGGCCGGCCAGCGCGGCAAGGTGATCGGAAAGACGCCCGGCGGGCGCCAGTACCAGATCGCCGTAGGCGACAGCCTGGTCAACCTGCCCATGGATGCCTTCGAGGTGGTGAATGATCGCGGCCCCACTGACGCAGCAGCCCAGCACCCCACGCTGCCCATCATCCAGATCGTGCCCAGCCGCACCAATCGCCGCGTGGTCGAGGACGATGCGTTGCACGACATGGCCGCCACCATGAAGTTGTACGGCGTGCTGCAGCCCTTGCTGCTGCGCCGCCTGCCGGCCGAGCGCCTGCAGGACACCTTCGAGGACGAGGCCACCCGCCACGCCACGCACGAAATCATCGCCGGTGAGCGCCGCTACCGCGCCGCCCAGATCGCCGGCCTGCGCGCCGTCCCCTACCTTGAGCGGGACGCGGACAACATGCAGGCGCAGTTGATGCAGCTGATCGAAAACCTGCACCGCATCGACCTCAACCCGCTGGACGAAGCCCTGGGCGTACAGCGCCTGGTCGAAGACCATGGCATGAATGCCGACACAGCGGGCGAGGCCCTGCGCAAGAGCCGCACCCATGTGTTCGAGTCCTTGCGCCTGCTAACGCTGTGCCCCGAAGCCATCACCGGCCTCAAGGCCGGCACGCTCACGCGCAGCGTGGCCCTGCTGGTGGCCCAGCGGCCTACCCAGGCCATCCAGGCCGAGTACACGCAGCGCGTGCTCACCGGCGGCCCGGACGGCGGCCCCATGAGCTACCGCAGCGCCCTGGACATGGCCCGGCGCAGCTACATGCTCAAGCTGGACCAGGCCCCGTTCGCACTGGACGATGCCACGCTGTGCCCATCTGCTGGCGCCTGCTCGGTCTGCCCCAAGCACACGGGCGCGTCGCCGGAGCTATGGGACAAGAACGATGCGGACGTCTGTACTGACACCGCCTGCTTTGCCGACAAGAAAGACGCTCACTTCGAGCGTGTCAAGGCCCAAGCCCAACAGCGCGGACAGCAGATCATCACCGGCCGCCAAGCGCGCGACATCATGCCCAGCGAAAACGGCACGCCCCGTGGCTACCTACTGCTGGACAAGCCCAGCCAGGGCAGCAGCGCGCCCGTGCGCCAGGTGCTGGGCCAGGACGTGCCGGCAGCAAACGTGGTGCTGATCGAAGCGCCCAGCGGCAACCTGGTGGAGGCCGTGGCCACGCACACCGCCAGCGCGGCGGTGAAGGTCAAGGGCGAGCGGCAAGCGGCTGCCAAGGCCCAAGCCGAGCCGCCGGCCGAGCCCACGCGGGAAGCGCTGAAGCGCGAGTACGAAATGCGCTGGCGCGAGCGCGCGGCCGAGGCAACGATCGACGGGCTCCTGCAGTGCGTGCCCGAAGGGCTGGACCACATACCCAGCCGCATTGCCCTGCAGATCCTGAAACTGCTGGCCGTCCAGACCCCCCCTCGCCTCCTGCACCGCATGTTCCAGGTTGACAGCAAGGCTGGTCGGGCAGAAATGGACTTGGAGAATGCCCTGGAGGATCTCGCCGAGCAGGATCTGCCCGCGCAGATCCAGTACATGCTCATGATGGGTTGCACCCTCGGCCTGGACCAGGGCGAGCCACTCCTCGAGGACTTGGTGGACCTGGCCAACGTGGATCTCGAGTCGATCCAAAGCCAAGTGCAAGACGAGATGAAAGCCGAGGCCGCCGCACGCGCAGGCAAGGCAGCACCCACAGACAAGGCCACGCCCAAGCTCAAGAAGGGCAAGGCCACGGCCGCAGAGGCCAGCCGCGCGATCGCGGACGCGATGGCCGCCGCCGAGGTCACCACTCCCAACTCCATCGAACCGATGCAGCAGGTCCGCATCCGCGTCGACCTGCGCGGACCCGGCAAGAAGCTCCTGCCCACCAGGGGACGCCTGGCCATGGTCACTGAGCGCCTCGGCGACCGCGCGTGGCTGATCGAGCTGCCCATTGACCCCGAGGTCGACCTACTCGACGAGGACGCCCTGGACGCGGCCAAGCGCTGGAACCTGAGCGCCGACTACACCGAGCTGGAAATCATCAATACCGAGCAACAGGAGGCACGCCAATGACCACAACTTCTGATCGTGACAGCCACTTCTTCCTGGCCGGCTTCAACTGCCATATGCACCGCAATAACGCCAACATCGTGTGGAAGGAAGCTCTGGCCACGGCGCCTTCTGCATGTGCTGAGACCCATGGCTTATTGGTGGCCTGCGAGGCCGTCATCGCCGAATGGTCTCGGCAGAAGGGCTTGTTCGCCGTTTTGTCACGGGACGGATGGATGGATGACCGCGTGGCCGAACTGCGTCTCGCCATCGAGACAGCACCTGCTAAGCCCGCGCCCACAGATTGCCCCCCGGCGTGCGTCGACGCACAGACCGAGCCCAGCCGCCACTCCGCACCGGGCTTCAGCGTGGACGCGACGGCCATGCTCGACCAGATAAAAAAGCTGGCCGAGGAACTGATCAAGCTATCGGCCAAGGCCCAGGTTGCGAGCCCTGAGACGCCTGCTGCGCCCGCTGAGCCGTCAGTGGTTACACGCCGGATGCTGAGGAGCAAAGCCGAGCGTGATGTGATCGACGAGCGCCGCCGCCAAGTGAGCGCTGAAGGCTGCTCCACCAAGCACGACGACGTGTATCAGGGTTCCGAACTCGCACTCGCAGCAGCTTGGTACGCAACCCCTCCATTCACTCGGTTTGCGCTCGATGCCAACGACATGAGCCTGTGGCCCATTAGCTGGCTTCCCACCTCGTTCAAGCCGGGTGATCGCCGCCGCGAGCTGGTGAAATCTGGCGCGCTGATCATCGCCGAGCTGGAGCGCCTGGACCGTGACGCAGCCTTGGCAGCAGGCGAAGTGAGGCCTTGACCATGCAAAATCCCCAATTCATCCTGGGCCTCGAAGACGAGTTGGTCGTAGACGAATTCGCCTGCGGCGGCGGCATGTCCGAGGGCATCGAGCAGGCCATCGGGCGACATGTGGACATCGCCGTCAACCACGACAGCGATGCGTGCAGCATGCACGAAGCGAACCATCCCCAGACTGAGCACTACCGCAAGGACGTGTTCGAAGTCTGCCCGCGCAAGGCCACGCGCGGCCGGCCGGTGGGCCTTCTGCACATGTCGCCAGACTGCACCCATCACAGCCAGGCGCGCGGCGGCCAGCCGCGTTCCAAGAAGCTGCGCGGCCTGGCCTGGATCGGCGTGCGCTGGGCAGGCATGAAGCGTCCGCGCATCATCACGCTGGAGAACGTCAAGCAGATCCTGCTGTGGGGGCCGCTTATTGCGAAGCGCTGCCCCAAGACGCGCAGAGTCGTGAAACTGGACGGCACCGTGGCCGCGCCCGGCGAGCGCGTGCCCGTGCACGACCAGCACCTGGTGCCCGACCCCAAGCATGTCGGCCGCACCTGGCGCGCGTTCGTGCGAGCGCTGGAGCGCCTGGGCTATGTCGTGGAGTGGCGCGTGCTCTGCGCTGCTGACTACGGCGCCCCGACGACGCGTAGCCGCCTGTTCATGGTGGCCCGCTGCGACGGCGCGCCCATCCAATGGCCCGAGCCCACGCACTTCAAGGAACCGAAGAAGGGGCAGAAGCGCTGGCGGTCGGCCGCCGAGTGCATCGACTGGAACATCCAGGGCCGCAGCATCTTCGAGCGCGAGAAGCCGCTGGCCGATGCCACGATGCGACGGATTGCCCACGGCATGAAGCGTTACGTGCTGGACAGTTTAGACCCCTTCATCGTGCAGATTGCGAATTGGTCAAGGCATGGGCTGTCCAGCGCGAAAGACCCGCTGTCCACCGTCACGGCTTGGCCGCGTGGAGGATCGCATGCGGTTGCTGCCCCTGTGATGGTGCAGGCCGGCCACGGCCAGGGCACCCCAGACGCGCCACGCTGGAGCTACGGAGCCAAGGATGTGCATCAGCCTGTGGGCACCGTGACAGCCAGCGGCGGCGGCCAAGCGCTGGCCGTGGGCACCATGGTGCAGATGGGCTACGGCGAGCGCGAGGGCCAGGCTCCGCGCGCGCTGGACCTGGAGCAGCCCATGGGCACCGTGGTGGGCGCTGGCAAGTTCGCGGCTGTGGCCGCATTTGTCGAACAGGCGAACGGTGGATTCAATGCCACGCCGGCCCACGATGCACGCTCGCCGATGACCACCAGCACGGCCAGCGGATCACAGCAGCGCGTCGTCACCGCCCACCTGACCACACTGCGCAAGAACTGCATCGGCAAGGAAATGCGAGAGCCAGTGCCAGCCGTGACTGCCGGCGCCGAGCACCACGCGCTGGTCGAGTACCACCTATCGCCCGAGGCAGAGGCCGGCGCGCTGCGCGTGGCTGCATTCCTGATCCGCTACTACGGCCAGGGCGGCCAGCTCGGCGAGCTGCGCGAGCCCATGGCCACCAGCACCACCAAAGACCGGCTGGCACTGGTCACGGTCTGGCTGCGCGGCACGCCCTACGTCGTCGTGGACATCCAGCTGCGCATGCTCACGCCGCGCGAACTCTACAACGCCAACGACTTCCCCCGCACTTATGTCATCGACCGGGGGCACGACGGCCGCGTCTTCTCCAAAACCACCCAGGTGCGCATGTGCGGCAACGCCGTGCCGCCATCGCTGGGCAGGGCCGTCATCGCGGCGAACTGGAACAGCCGAGCAGCACTGAGGAAAGCAGCATGATCCCCGCACTGAGCATCCGCCAACCCTGGGCCTGGCTCATCGTCCACGGTCACAAGGATATCGAGAACCGCGACTGGAACACCACGTTTCGCGGCAACGTGCTGGTGCACGCCGGCCTCACGATGACCCGCGCCTACTACGACCAGATCACCGAAGAGCTGGGCAACGCCGGCATGCTCCCCGCCAGCGGGCTCCCCGCCTACGAGCAGCTGCAGCGGGGCGGCTTGGTCGGCTGGACCCGCATCGTGGACTGCGTGGAGCACAGTACGTCGAAGTGGAAACAGGAGGGCAGCTTCGGCTTCGTGCTACGCGACAGCCGGCCCATTCCCTTCGTGCCATGGAAGGGTCGCCTGCAGTTTTTCAATGTCCCAAAACACGCACTGGAGGCAAGCAGCGATGACCAGCGCTGACACCGAAATCCTGACCGTCGAAGACCTGGCCGAGCTGTTTGCCTGCGACAAAGAAACAGCAGCAGCGCGCGTTAAGTGCGGCGATCTGCCTGGCGTGAAGGTGGGCCGTGGCTGGATCATCCCGCGCCAGGCCCTCTTCGAGCGCCTCAACGAGATGGCGCGCGAAGAGGCCGCAGCCAGGCGCGCGCAGCTGGGCGCAACGCGCGATGCAGCCCAGCTGCGCGGCAAGGCCGCTCAGGCCGCTTCAGCGGCCCCCACGGCTGCACCGCCGGCCGCACTCCTGCCGAGCAGCACCCCAAAGGCAAGGGGCCGCCAGCGGCGAGTACCGCCAGCCCTGCCGCCGCTGGCTGCGGCCGGCTGCTAAGACCACATCCGGGCCGCCAGATCTTCCGCACGGAAGCTGGCGTACCGCTGGGCCATCTTGCTGCCAGGCGCCCAGCCCATGATTCGATGGATCTCTGCCTCGCGGAACATCCAGTCCCCTGTCTTGGTACGCATCTCGAACCACAGGCACGTCGCCTCATGCCGCAGGTCGTGCTCCGTCAGCCCGTCGCACTGTGCATAGCCAAACAGGCTGGCGAACCGATTGGAAAGCCGCGACGAGACCCTGGCCAGCTCCTGCGCATCCTCTTCCCCCGTCCACCACGGAAACACCAGCTGCTGCTCGCCCTCATCCGGCAGGGCCTGCAGGTAGGCCTCCAGCACGCCGAAAAGCTCAGGCCGCATGGGCACCTCGCGGTACTTGACCTTGCCGTGCCACTGCTTGCTGGCCTTGGCCCGGATCACCCGCGTCGCCAGGCTGAACTGCCCACGCCGGAGCGTGTAGGCCTCGCGCAGCCGCAGCCCCGTGTAGAGGATCAGTAGGAACATGGCGCGCAGGGCTGGCGCGTCGTCCAGCTTGATGGTGCGCTCGCGGTCCGGCCGCCGCTCGCCGGCCAGCACCCGCTCGATGCGGTCCAGCTCGCCCGGCAGCAGCCGGCGCTCGCGCTGGACATCTTCCTTGGCAACCTTGGGCTTGGCCTGGTCGCCGGCCGCAGCGTTGAGCGCCTCGATGTCGGCCCGGTCCTTCGGGGTGTATGTGGCCGCACCCTTGGGCAACAGGCGCAGCGGGTTGCCCACCATGGCATCGGGATGCTGCCGCAGCCACCAGTCCAGGCAGCGTGACAGCGAGCCCACGCGCTTGCGGATGGTGCCCGGCGAGAAATTGCGCTCCAGCTTGAGGCTGCGCACCCAGGCCTCGGCCCATTTGTACGTGAGGTCGGCGATCAGCACCTTGCCCACCTCATCGACCAGCAGCTCGAGGACCGGGATGTCGGTAGCCGCCGGCTGGCCTGTGTTGATCCAAGCCACCAGCACGAATCGCAGCCGCTCAGTGGGCTTCGGGGCTGAAGCCGTCTGCTGCACCAGGCCCGCCGGCACCACGCCGGCAGCGAGCAGCTGGTCGACCTGCTGGCCGTACTGCTCGGCCTCGGCCTGGTCGTCGAACGTCATATAGACCGGCTTCGGCAGCAGCTTGCTGCGAATCGTCAGCTCATATCGCCCTCGGGGCGTTTTGCGCACACTCGACAAACTCACCTCCCTGTGAAGTTCGGCCGGAGTGTACTCACCTCATCGACAAACTATGCAAATTAGGCGTGGTTCGACCGCAGTTTCTGCGCGGTTTGAGATCGATTGAGCCTATATTGAATCGTGCCGGAAATGAAAAAAGGCCCCGAAGGGCCTTATAAGTACTTGATTCTAATTAGAATTTTTGGAGGCGCGAACCAGAGTCGAACTGGTCTAACCGGATTTGCAATCCGGGGCATAACCGCTTTGCTATCGCGCCAAGATCACTATCAAACATGCAGCATTGCTGCAGTTTTTAAAACTGGAGCGGGAAAACGGGTTCGAACCGTCGACCTCAACCTTGGCAAGGTTGCGCTC